AGGCGGTTTTCTACCCCCTAGCTTTTTTTCGCAGGTCATGTAGGGCGCGGCCGTGTAGCCGTGCCTACATCGGCGCGTCTGCTGTAGGCGCGTCTACACCAGGAGGAACACCAGGAATGGATGCGTACGAGAAGGCGCGTGTGCTGATCGACGTGCTGGCTGTTGCGTCGCGCGCGGTCGAGCAGGGCACGCACGACGGCACGATCGTCGAGGCGGCGTCGGACTTCGCCGACTTCATCGAGGGGCGGCTGTGATCGCGGTTGTCGCGGCGACGAAGCCGCGCGCCGAGCAGCTCGCCCGCGAGCTGAACATTGCCCGCTCGCTGCCGATCGGGGCGCGCACGGTCAACACGGCTGTGCGCGGCTTGCGGCTCGACGCCGTGGTGTCGGAGGTGCCGCTGTCGGCGGCCGACCTCGACGTTGTGTGCCCGGCGCTGCTGGCGACCGGCGGGCAGGTCTACCAGATCGGGCGGGTGTCGTGAGGGCGGCGCGGAAGCTGGCCGCCGCGGCCGGCGCGCTGGTCCTGGCGCTCGGCTTGTCGGCGTGTGACGGCTCCACCGGCGGCAGCTCGACGAACGACGGCCCGAACGGCGTGATCTTCATTCCGGTGCAGGGCAACCCGGTCGGCGTGCCGGTGTTCTTCTGAGGAAAGACTTACATGGCAGTTCAAATCTCTTTCTACGGCGCGAACCCGAGCTACGAGCAGTTCTGGCTGGATGGCGAACAATTCGACGCCAGCACCCCGGCCGGGCAGCAGGCGATCGAGGAAGCGATCGAGGCAATCTGCCCGAACGCAACCGTCTTTCAGGTGATGGTGATGACCGGGGAACAGATCACCCTCGGCGGCGAGACCTACACCTACACAAGGGTGAATGGCTACCTCAGCTTGCAGGACTATTTCGACTCGCTGAGCGGTGGTTCGGAATGAGCTACTCGACTGAGGAATCGGCGATCGAAATCGCCAACAGGTTCACGTTCCACCCGGCGAATAGTGTGGCGCGGCAGAACGCGCACGAGGGTGTGCGCTCGGCGTGCCGCCAGCTCGCCCGCTACTTCGACGAGCACCTGCCGCCGGGCCGGCACAAGGCGCTGGCGCTTACTTCGCTTGAGGAAGCGATGCATTGGGCGAACGCGGCGATCGCCTGCCAGGATGGCAATCCGGCGCAGCCGCCGCCGACCGAGGAACAACTGCAGCGCCCGCTACGGCCGGGCACGCCGATCACGCTGGCCGAGATTCAGGCCCGCGCTCGGCAGCGCCGCGCCGAGAGGGGCGAGCCGCAGGGCTGATGGACGTGATCTACCCGGTGCGGCCGGGCGACAACAACGAGGAACTGCGCTACAGCCTGCGCAGCCTCGCCGAGAACTTCCCGCACGACCGGGTCGTGATCGTCGGAAGCAAGCCACGCTGGGTGAGGAACGTCGAGTTCATCGACGGCAATCGCGGAAACCCGCACGCGAACGTCTACAACAACATTCGCGCCGCCGTCGAGCGTGACGACCTGAGCGATCGCGTCGTCATCTTCAACGACGACTTTTTCGTCACCGAGCCCGTCGACGCCGCCCCGCCGGCCTACCGTTGCACGCTGGCCGAGCACATTAAGCTGCCGCGCGTGCAGCGTGCGCGCGGCTGGTGGCTCGACTCGCTGATGCTGACGCGCACCTGTCTGCAGGCGCACGGCATCGCTGACCCGATCAGCTACGAGCTGCATATCCCGATCGAGGTCGACCGCCGCCGCATGGCCGAGGTGCTGGAGCTGTTCCGGTATGTGCATCCGCAGAACCCGCCGCAGTGGCGGTCGCTGTACGGCAACCTGTCCGACCACGGCGGCGAGCAGCTCAAGGACGTGAAGTGCTTCAACGGCAGCGCGTTGCGCCGCCCGTTCCACTCGACTGAGGATCGCAGCTTTCCGGCGTTCCGCGCCGCCCTGCACAAGCTGTTCCCTGATCCATCCCCGTACGAAGCGGCCTGACCCACCACACCACCAGGAGGCCCGCATGAAAGCATCTACCGCGACGAGCGTGACTGTGGACGCCGCCGAGGCTGTCGCCGAGCACATGTCGGCCGCGTGCCCGCGCCCGGTGGCGCGGCTGTGGGACAAGGACATGAACTACCTCGGGCAGCTGCCGGCCGACGTGAAGGTGGTTTCGGCCCGGTGAGCAAGCAGGACAACCGCCCAACCAAATCGGTCGCTCAGGCGTGCGCTGACGGCGATCTGCGCGGCATGTTGGTGGCCGCGCAGGCGATCGTGGCGCGCAAGCTCGACGACCCCGACACGAGGGCCGCTGACGTGGCCGCGCTGACGAAGCGGCTGCGCGAGATTACCGACGAGATCGCCGAAATCGACGCCGCAGCCGAGACGGACCCCGACAGCGTGGCCGCTGCGGCTGCGACACCCGATGAGCAATTCGACGGCAACTCTTACTGATGTTGCACGTCACGTAATCGCGCCGACAGGCATTGTCTCTACAGGCTTCTCGGCGGTTCGCGCGACGTGCCGCCATATGGGCCTGGGTTTCGACCGCTGGCAGGACGACCTCGGCAAGCTGATCTGCGCGAAGCGGCCCGATGGGCTGTACGCCGCCGACATGTTCGGCATGTCGATTCCGCGCCAGACGGGCAAGACGTACCTGTTGGGCGCGATCGTGTTCGCGCTTTGCGTTGCGGCGCAGGACCGCCCGCTGACGGTGATCTGGACGGCGCACCGCACCCGCACGGCCGCCGAGACGTTCAAGGCGATGCAGGGCTTCGCCAAGATGGAGCGGATCGCGCCGTACATCGAGAAGGTGTCGCTGGCGCGCGGTGAGGAAGCTGTCATCTTCACCAACGGCAGCCGCATCCTGTTCGGCGCGCGTGAACGCGGCTTCGGTCGTGGTTTCGCCGGTGTCGACGTGCTGATCTTCGACGAGGCGCAGATTCTCACCGAGAACGCGATGGACGACATGGTGCCCGCGACGAACGCGGCACCTAACCCGCTCATCATCCTGGCCGGGACGCCGCCGAGGCCGACCGATCCCGGCGAAGTGTTCACGATGCTGCGGCAGGATGCCATCACCGGCGAGGTCGACGACGTTGGTTTCGTCGAAATCTCGGCCGATCGGGACGCTGACCTCGACGACCGCACGCAGTGGCGCAAGATGAACCCGAGCTACCCGCACCGCACGTCGGCGCGAGCGATCTTGCGTATGCGGAAAGCGCTGTCGGACGACAGCTTTCGCCGCGAGGCGATGGGCATTTGGGACGAGTACGCGGTTCACCAGCCGATCGTCAAGCCGACGATTTGGCGGTCGCTGGCCGACCTCGGCCCCGAGCTGGACGCCCGGCCCGACGCGCTCGGCGTCGACATGTCGCACGGCCGCGACATTTCGGTCGGCGCAGCGTGGCGCATGATCGACGAGGACGGCAACGACGACGGCCACCACATCGAGGAAGTGTGGCGCGGCGCTGATCCGGCCGCCGCGATCGAGTGGATCGTCGCGCACGCCGGCCGCCGCATCCCGGTGCTGATCGACTCGGCTTCCCCGGCGGCCGCGCTGGCACCGGACTTGAAGGCGCGCCGCGTCAAGGTGCGCATCACGACCGCCAGCGATATGGCGAAGGCGTGCGGCCTGTTTGAGGACAGCGTCAAGGCCGAGACGCTGACGCACGGCGACCAGGACGCCGTCACCGACGCCGTGAAGGGCGCTCGGAAACGACCGATCAGGGACGCTGGTGGTTGGGGTTATGACCGCCGCGACCCGACCGCATCCATCTATCCGCTAGTCGCTGTGACCCTGGCGCTGCTCGGCGCGGCTGAGACCCGCCGCCCGGCGGCCCGCAAGGGCGGCGGCGCAATGTTCGTGTGAGAGGGGGCTCGATGACGACCGCAATCCCGGCCCCTGTGGACTACGAGCCGATCGACACCGTCGACGACGACCTCGACGATTTTGAGTGGCCCGACGACGCTTTGGACGAGAGCCAGGTCGGCAAGCTCGTCGCCGATCTGTGGCAGTTGCAGCTCACCGAGCTGGCGTGGCTCGACCGCATTTACGAGTACACGAAGGGGCTGCGCGGCATCCCCGAGGTGCCCGAGGGCGCGAGCGACGAGGTCAAGGAGCTGGCGCGCCTGTCGGTCAAGAACGTGTTGGCGCTCGTGCGGGATTCGTTCGCGCAGAACCTGTCTGTGGTCGGCTACCGCACGGTCGGCGCGACGGACAATCACCCGGCTTGGGAGATTTGGCAGCGCAACCGCATGGACGCGCGCCAGGCCGAGGTGTACCGTCCAGCGTTGACCTACGGCGCGGCCTACGTGACGGTGCTGCCCGGCGACGACGGCCCGGTGCTGCGCACCCGTTCGCCGCGTCAACTGCTCGCGGTGTACGACGACCCGGTGCTCGACGCCTGGCCGCAGTACGCCGTCGAGACGTGGGTGACGCAGAAGGATGCGAAGCCGCACCGGCTGGGCCAGCTCTACGACGACAAGTACGTCTACGAACTCGACTTCGGCGCGCTGACCAAGTCCGAGATTGAGGGCGGCAAGACGCGGCCGCTGCGGCTGCGCAAGGTGCTGTCCGTGACGCCGCATCATGCGGTGTTTGAGGGCGAACCTGTCTGCCCTGTGGTGCGTTTCGTCAACGCGCGCGACGCCGACGACATGATCGTCGGCGAGATTGCGCCGCTGATCCTGTTGCAGCAGGCGATCAACTCTGTGAACTTTGACCGGCTGATCGTGTGCCGGTTCGGCGCGAACCCGCAGCGCGTTATCAGCGGCTGGACGGGCTCGAAAGACAAGGTGCTGAAGGCGTCTGCGCTGCGCGTGTGGACGTTTGAAGACCCCGAGGTGAAGGCGCAGGCGTTCCCGCCGGCGAGCGTCGAGCCGTACAACGCGGTGCTCGACGAGATGCTGCAGCACGTGGCGATGGTCGCTCAGATCAGCCCGTCGCAGGTCACCGGCAAGATGATTAACGTCAGCGCCGAGGCTCTGGCGGCCGCCGAGGCCAACCAGCAGCGCAAGCTGGCCGCGAAGCGCGAGAGCTTCGGCGAGTCCTGGGAGCAGGCGCTGCGCCTCGCGGTGGCGATGCGCCACGCAACCCGCGACGACGAGGACGACCTCGACGACGACGAGCTGGCTGACCTCGACGGCAACGGTATTCCCGATGACGTTGAGGCCGAGGTTATCTGGCGTGACACCGAGGCCCGCTCGTTCGGCGCTGTCGTCGACGGCGTCACGAAGCTGGCCGGGCAGGGTGTGCCGATCGAGTACCTGCTGCCGCTGGTGCCCGGCATGACGCAGCAGCAGATCACCGCCATTAAGCAGGCCATTCGCGGCGGCAACGTCAAGTCGCTGGTGGATCGGCTGTTGCAGCAGCCGCCCCCGCCGCCCGCCGAGGCACCGCCGCTGAACGAGGTTCGGCAGACCGTCGACGAGTCACCGGCTGATAGCGATGACGCAGGCCGTTCCTGAATTTCAGGGCGCGCTGCAGCAGTTGGCGATCGAGGCCGGTAACGCTGGCCGCCGACTGGTGTCGCGCATGGGTGAGCTGAGCACCGCCGAGGGGCTGCAGCTCGTCACCGACGCCTATCCCGAGCTGATCGAGCCGTTCGTCGTCGCGTCGGGCGAGATGACGGCGCAGTGGTACGGCGAGAACATGGTTCGGCCGGTGCGCCGGATCGCCAGCGAGCGCCTGTTCCTGCCCGAACCGGCTGAGCTGCCGTCGCGGCAGCGCCTGGCGAAGTCCGGTCGTTGGGCTGTGCTGCAGCGCGATCCTGGCACGGCGATCGTCGGCTCGTCGACGCGCTGGGTGTTCGACGAGTCCCGGCGCACGGTCAACGACAACGCCGAGCGTGAGGGCGTGCGCTGGACCCGGTACGCATCGGCGAATGCGTGCGGATTCTGCCGCATGTTGGCGACCCGCGTGCTGACCGTGGGGGAGCGCGGCGCGCCTGGCCTGTACCGAACCAAGGCGGCCGCCGAGGCTTCGCCGCACACACCTGATGTGCGCGGCCACGATCACTGCAAGTGCATCGCGGTGCCGGTGCGCGACGGCTACACGCCGCCGGGCTACGTCTACGACTGGCTCGACGACTACAACGCGGTGTCCCGCGACGACGACGGCTATCTGCTGCCCGAGTGGAAGATCGCCGACCGGATGGAGCGCCGCGCCGAGGAACGGCTCGGACGCAAGCGCCGCCCGCGTGGCCGGCCACGCGCCGAGGGCAGCACTCCCGGCGGCGGCCAGGCCCGGCGCAGCCAGCCGCGCGAGAAGGTCGCGGCCGAGGACACGGCGACGGCGTTTCGCCGCGACGACGCCGGGCGGTTCATCGGCGAGCGCAGGCTGTTTCAGCGCAACCACGAGCAGGCGGCGCAGATTGCCCGCGCGGCCCGCGATCGTGTCGCGTCGGCGCAGCGCATCGTGTCCCGCGCCGACAGCTACGTCGGCACCGCCGCGCGGATCACTGGGCACGTCAAGACGGTCACGGACGCGGCCGCGAAGTATGCGGGCGGCGCGTACCCGGTGCTGCGTGATGTGAAGGTCGTCGTCGACGCCGCCGACAAGGCGCTCGGCAGCGCGGCCCGCGTCACCGGCGGCGCGAGTCGGGCGCTGACGCTGGTCGACAAGACGATCAAGGACACCGAGGCGATCGCGCACGCGACGAAGCAGCTCGCCGACGAGGCCCGCTCGGTCATCGACGACGTGACGTTCGTTGCGGTTGGCGCGCGCCAGCTCGTCGTCGACGCCGGGGAGGCGGCCCGCGCCACGGCCGCGAACGCGCGCGAGGTGCGCGACCTGGCTTCGCTTCGGTCGAGGGCGGCCGAGACCGCCGCCACGGTGGACCGTCTGCAGGAGCAGGGGCTCGATTTGGCCGACCGTGCGCGTAGCGCGCTGGCCACGCTGCAGAGTCTGCCGCTGGACGCGGCCGAGCTGCCTGACCGGCTGCGCGCCCCGCTGAACGACATTCGGAAGCTGCTGCGCTCGCTGCGCTCGACGGCCGACGACGCGCGCCTGGCCGTCGACGACGCCGCCGGGCTGGCCCGCGCGGTGCGCAGCCTCGTCGAGGCTGTCGCCGAGTACCGGCGCTACGGCTTCACCGACAGCTACAGCCGCACAGCGTTTTACGCCTACAGCACGCGCGTGGTCGACGAGCTGGGCAACGTGATCGGCGGTGTGCTGCCCGCGCCGAAGACGCCGGGCATGGTGCGGCCGCCGACGTGGGTGCTCGCCGAGCGCATCGACCTGCCGCCCGCACCCCGGCGGCCCGGGCTGCCCGCCGGATCGAGCCCCGGCGCGGCCGAGGTGCCCGAAGTCGTTGAGGCGATCGGTGTGCGGGAGCTGCCGCCGAGCCCGACGCTGCGGGCGCTGGAACGGGCGCCGGAGCCCGGGCCCGAGCTGCCACCCGCGCCGCGCACTCTCGACGTTGTCGAGGCCGAGCTGAACGCGGCGATCGAGGTCGGCGACGAGGAACTGATCGACCGGCTGGTCGCCGAGATGGACGCGCTCGAAGACGCCGAGCGCCAGGCCGCCGCCAAAGCTGCTGAGCGTGAACGCCGGAAGGCCGAGCGCCAGTCCGCCAAGGCTGCGCAGAAAGAGGCCGAGGACCGTGCCCGCTGGGCCCGCATCGGCGAGCTGATCGAGAAGGGCTATGACCCGATCGACGCGGAGGCCGAGGTGCTCGACGTCGACCCCGAGAAGCTGCGCCGCCGCGACTTCATGGCGCAGGCCCGCGCCGAGGGCCACAAGGGTAAGGGTTTCGACGAGCTGCTGTCGAGCGTGTTCGCCGAGAAGGCCGCCGAGCAGTATTGGCAGGCCGAGCAGGCGACTAACGGCTACATGCTGAAACGCAAGTACGAGGGCAAGGTCGACCCGACCGACATTTGGTACGTCAACGAGCGCACCGCGCGTGCGTGGATGAGCGACGAGCTGGCCGAGTGGTTCGACGAGAACGGTCGTCTGACAAAGCAACTGCTGCGCGAGTCGATCCTGTCTGGCCGCGCGAACTGGCGTAACCCTCTGCAAGAGGACTTTCTGCAATGACGAGGCGAGACGATATTGTGGCGGCCCGCCGGGCCGGCCGCACCGCGACGCCGGGCGACGGCAATCCCTATGCCGGGCAGGGCGTTCTGGCCGACATGTGGCGGCTCGGCTACAAGCAGATGCTGCTCGACAGGCTGAACCGCTCACCGGCGCGCCAGGCGTTCCTGGCGGCCGACGACGACGGCGACGAGTAGCCGCACCCCTGAGGTTTCCCTACCGCGCGACGCGGTCGGGGCGCTGCCTGCGCGACGCAGGCGATCCAACACACCAAAAGGAGATGGCGCGATGCCTGACGACAACCTGACTCCTGAAGCTGGCGGCGACAACACCGACACCGCCGGGTCCGACAACGAGAACACCGGCGGCGCAACCGATGCCGGTAAGAGCGACGAGGCCCTGGGCGAGGGCGGCGAGAAGGCACTGAAAGCGGAGCGCGAGGCCCGCAAGAAGGCCGAGCGTGACCTCGCTGCTGCACGGGCCGAGCTGCAGAAGATTGAGGACGCCCAGAAGTCCGAGCTGCAGAAGGCGCTCGAACGGGCTCAGGAGGCCGAAAAACGCGCCGAGCAAGCGGAATTGGCGGCGCTTCGCCAGAAGATCGCCAACCGCGAAGGCAAAAAGGTGCCTGTCTCGGCACTGACCGGGACCACCGAGGAAGAACTCACTGCTCAGGCTGACGCGCTGATCGAGTGGCGCGACCAGAACCTCAAGTCGGCCGAGAAGCAGACCGAAAAGAAGCGCACGCCACCGCCTCCCGGCGGCGGCTCGCTCAAGTCCGGTGCCAGCGGCAACGGCAACACCAATTCCGATCCGAAGGCTCGCGCTGCTGAGGCGCTCAAGCGTCTGCGGCAGTCGGGCTAACTCCCCAACTTCCGCGCGAGGAAACGGCCTCGGCGGGATCACATGAAAGGAGCCGAATATGGCTGACATTTCGCGCGCCGAGGTCGCAACCCTCATCGAGGAAGCGTACGCAGATACGCTGCTCGCGGCCGCCAAGCAGGGCAGCACCGTGCTGTCGGCGTTCCAGAACGTGCCGATGGGCACCAAGACCACGCACCTGCCGGTGCTGGCGACTCTGCCCGAGGCCGGGTGGGTCTCCGAGTCGGCGACCGAGCCCGAGGGCGTGAAGCCGCAGAGCAAGGTCACCTGGGCCGACCGCACCCTCGTCGCCGAGGAAATCGCGGTCATCATCCCGGTTCACGAGAACGTCGTCGATGACGCGACCGTGGCCGTGCTGACCGAGATCGCCGAGCTGGGCGGCCAGGCGATCGGCAAGAAGCTCGACGAGGCCGTTCTGTTCGGTCTGGATAAGCCCGCTTCGTGGGTCTCCCCGGCGCTGCTGCCGGCCGCCGTGGCCGCTGGGCAGGCGATCGAGGTCGTCGACGGCCAGGCCAACGAGTCCGACCTCGTGGGTGCCACCAACCAGGCCGCCGAACTGGTCGCGCTCGCCGGGTATGCGCCCGACACGCTCATTTCGAGCCTGTCGCTGCGCTACCGCGTGGCGAACCTGCGTGACGCCAACGGGCAGCTCGTCTTCCGCGACGAGTCGTTCAACGGGTTCACGACCCACTTCAACCGCAACGGTGCGTGGGTGCCCGGTTCGGCGAGCGCGCTGATCGTCGACAGCTCTCGCGTCAAGATCGGCGTGCGCCAGGACATCTCGGTGAAGTTCCTCGACCAGGCCACGCTGGGCACTGGCGATAACCAGATCAACCTGGCTGAGCGCGACATGGTCGCTCTGCGGCTGAAGGCGCGCTACGCCTACGTCCTGGGCAACGGCGCTACCTCGATGGGTGCCAGCAAGACGCCCGTCGCGGCCGTCACCCCCGACGCCGGTTCGGGTTCGTAATCCGCTGTGGTTACGCGCTACAAGCACGTCCTGACGGGGGCGGTCACAGCAGCTCGTGAGGGCTCGCTGCTGGCCGCCCTCGTCGAGGGCGATCCGAACTGGCAGCCGGTGAAAGGGGGCCGCGACAGTGGCAGCGTTGGCGACAGCGCAGGACGTGACGACGGCTCTCGGCCGGGAGCTAACCGGCGCAGAGTCCGCAGCCGTGGAGGGTCTGCTGCTGGAAGCAACGGACCTCGTCGTCGGCTATCTGCATCCCAGCTCGGTGCCGACACCGACACCGGACCCGATCAAGCGGGTAGTGGCGTCGATGGTGGCGGCGGTACTGACGAGACCGAAGTCGATTCCGCATAACGCGACTCAACTCACGGCCGACGTGTTTAGCGCGTCGTTCGAGTCGGGCACGACTTCGCCCGGCCCGTACCTGACCGGGGCGATGAAGCTGCGGCTGAATCCGTTCCGTGACGGCATGGTGTCGCAGGAACTTTCGAGCGAACGGTTCTGACCGTGTTCCCGACGCCAGAGAACAACACGATCAAGCACATCACGCGCGAGAAGATCGGCGAGAACGCGCTCGGCCAACCGATTTACGCCGAGCAGCCGACGATCCGCGAACGCGCGGTGTACGGGTGGCGGCCGAAGCTGGCGCGCGACGGCGCGACGGCGGCGCTCGACGGCCGCACCATCACCGAGCTGTATCTGCTTATGCCCGAAGGCGATTACACCGATGGCGACGTGATCGAGCTGCCTGACGGCAAGCAGTACACGGTGCAGGGCGACGTGGAGGACTTCAACCACGGCCCGTTCGGTTGGGAGCCGGGCTACCGGCTGACGATGCGGAGGGTTCACGATGGGCAAGCTTGACATTCCGATCAGTGAGCACCGCAAGATTCGGCGCAGCCCCGAGGTGCAGGCGCGGCTGCGTTCGATCGCGTCCGACGTGGCGCGGCGGGCCGGTTCCTCGGCCGGCGACCCCGGCGGCTACGGAACCGACCTGACCGTCGAGTCTGACCGCGCCCGCGCCCACGTGTGGCCCGAGAGCGGCAAGGCGATCCGCGCCGAGGTGAAGAACGCTCACCTCATGGGAATTGCGGCGGCTGAGGGGCAATGAGCGCCCCGATCCTGCTGCCGCCTGTTGGGCCGCTCGTCGCCAGCAACGCATACCTGCAAGCCGAGCTGGCCGACCGCTCCAACCCGCTACCGGTGGGCATCACACCACCCGGCGGCACCCCGACCTCGTACGCGCTGCTGTCGTTGGTCAACACGAACACGCGCGCCTACCTGGCCGACTACCTGATCCGTGTTCGCGTATTCGACGGCGACGCTGTGCGTTTGGAGAACAACGCGAATCTGCTGCATCGGCTCATGCTGCACGCCGTGCACCGCAAGATCGACACCGCCGAGGGCAGTGTGCGGATCAACGGCACCAAGCATCACTACGGCCCGGCCGACCTCGACGACCCCGACGTTCCGCTGTTCGGCAGAGAGCTGTCGGTGTTCTGGACGATCGGCCTGCAGGCCGAATCCCGCTAACCTCCACCAGGACTCGAACGTCCACCGCGCCAACCGGGCGGGTGGCTTAGTTGCCCTTTCGGGCAAGTTAGGAGAGCGAAATGACTCAGCCCGATGTTTCGTGGGGCGACCCGACTCAACTGTTCGCAGCCTCGCCGTCCGACCTCGTGACCGTGGGCGGCTTGTGGTACGCACCGTACGGCACGCCGCTGCCCGAGGACGTGGACGAGCCGCTCGACCCGGCGTTCAAGAACCTGGGCTACATCGGCGTCGACGGCGTGACGGTGACGATCAACGACGAGACCGTGCCGATCGAGGTGTGGGGCGGCGACGAGGTCGGACAGCTCCGCGACAGCTTCTCGATCGAGTACGAGGTGCCGCTGTTCCAGGTGCTGTCGCCGATCGTCAACGCGGCGATCTTCGGTGAGGACGCCGTCTCGACCACGCCGGCCAACGCGCAGCACGGCAACCGCATGAGGGTGCTCATCAACAACAAGCTGCCCAAGCGGTGCTCGTTGGTGCTCGATTCCGTGTACGAGGACAAGATGATTCGCCAGGTCGCTGCCATCGCGCAGAAGTCGGGCATCGGCGAAATCAACCTCGTGCATAACGAGCCGATGACGTTCACGCCGACGTTCAAGGTGCTGAAGAACACCGACGGCAACCACGTCGTGCAGTACAGCGACGACGGCCAGCTCGTCGGCAGCATCTAAAGCGCCGCAACCCGAGACTGCCGCCCCGCGCACTTTCCTGGTGGGTGCGCGGGGCGGCCTACACCCATTCGCACACCAGGGACCAACCACCAGGAGGTATCTCGTGGAGCTGAGTAGCACCCCGGCGGCTGGCGACGGCCAGGAGCGCGTCGACACCGAGCAGCCCGTCGTCGCCGAGGCTCAGCCCGACCAGTCGGCCAGCGTGGCCGCCGAGTGGGCTGACGAGTACGAGGAAGGCGCGGAGCTGTTCTGCGCCGTGTTCGACGCCGACGACTTCGACACCGAGTACGGGAAGGCGTACCCGAGTGGCACCACGCTTGCAGTGAAGCGGTGCCTGCGGAAGCCGCCGCCCGGCTGGATTCGCCAGCACGCGCACCTGTCCGACCTCGAACGCACTTTCGCGCTCGTCGAGAAGCACTGCAGCGACAAGGCTCTCGATATTCTCGACAGCCTCACCGAGAAGGCGTGGAACGACTTCGTCGAGGCGTGGGGTAAGGACGGTGGTCTCATCGAGGGAAAATCCACCAAATCTGCGCGGCGGTTAGGCAGGTAGAGGACGCGATTCGCCGCGACCTCATCGTCGCCGGTCGTGAGTTCGACGACGGCACGCTGAGCTGGGACGATCTTTACGCTTTTATCTTCGCTGCACCGCCGAATACCGCTGTGTTCCATGCCTACGAAAAGGGTTGGATCACAACGGACTACCTGCTGGCTCATGTGATTGACCGGCTGGATATCAACAACTGGCAGCGCACCGAGGACGCGCACAAGAAGCCTCCCCGCAATGTGCCGAAGCCGTTCCCACGGCCGGCCGACGACAGCCCGCAGGGCAAGCAGCGCCAGCAGCAGCAGGCGCTCGACGACAGGTTCGTTCACGTCGGCAACGGCGTGATGGCGACCAAGACGACGGTCGCCAAGTTTCTCGAAATGCGCGCCGAGCGCGAAAGGCGTTGGCGCGAAAAGCATGGGAAGAAGGGAGGGTAGCCGTGGCGGGAACGTACTACCTGACGATCCTCCCTGAAACCAGCAAGCTCGCGCCGGGCATCCGTAAGGCTGCCGAGCAGGCCGAGCGTGGCCTCAAGGTTGCGCCCGAAATCGACACCAGCGGAGCGCAGGCCGTTGGCAAGAAGGCGGGCCGGGAGCTGGCGCGCGGAATCGAGTCCAACGGTGCCGAAGTCGGCCGGATGATCCGCACCGATGGTGCGCGGTCGGCCGGGCAGACCGCCGGTAAGGAGGTCAACGCCGGGCTGCAGGCGGCCGACATTGGTCGTGGTGTCTCGGCGCAGCTCGAATCGAACCTGTCGCGTGATGCGCGCGGCATCGGCTCTCGTGTCGGCTCGGCGATCGGTCGCGGTCTCAAGACGGCCGCGACCGTCGCCGGGGCCGGGCTGACGGCTGTCGTCGGCGGCGCGTTGGCGTCCGGTATGCGCCGGTTGACCGCGATCGACGACGCGCGCTCGAAATTGCTCGGCCTGGGCAACGATACGGAGAAGGTCGAGGCGATCCTGTCGAACGCGAAGGACGCCGTGCTGGGCACCGCGTTCGGCCTCGACGAGGCGGCCACCTCGGCGGCGTCGGCCGTCGCGGCGGGCATCAAGCCGGGCGTCGAGCTGACCGAGTACCTGAAGCTGGCGGGTGACACGGCTGCGATCGCCGGAACGAACCTCGCCGACATGGGCGCGATCTTCAACAAGGTGCAAACGTCGGGCAAGGCGTTTACCGACGACCTGAACATGTTGTCGGATCGCGGCCTGCCGATCTTCCAGTGGCTGCAGGACGAATACCGCGTCAGCGCTGAGGAACTTGGCAAGATGATTAGGGACGGCAAGGTCGACGCCGTCACGTTCCGCAAGGTCATCGCCGAGAACATCGGCGGCGCTGCGCAGGAGATGGGCAGCAGCGTTCGCGGCACCCTGTCGAACCTCAAGGCGGCCTATTCGCGGTTCGGTGCCGAGCTGTCGGGGCCGATCTTCGCAATGGTGATTCCGTTCGCCACGGCGTTCACGAAGGTGTTCGACTCTCTCACAACGCAGCTCAAGCCGGTGCTCGAACAGATCACGGCTCAGGTGCAGCCGTGGGCCGAGCGCACCAGCGCCTCGATCCAGGAGTGGTTCGAGGGCGGCGGGCTGCAGCGCGTTATCGACTGGTTCGTGCGCCTCAAGGACACGATCACCGGGTTTGTGAGCGCGGACGGCGGCGGCGATACGATGCAGAACCTCGCGGCCGGCGCGTCCAGCCTCGGCGAGGCCGCCAAGAACGCTGGCCCGGCGCTGCAGGCGATCGGTTCGTCGCTCGGCGCGTTCGGTCAGGCGCTCGTGCAGGTCGGGCCGGAAGCGTTGCAGCAGATCATGGTTCCGGCGATGAACCTGCTCGCCGGTGCGCTGCGGTTCCTGGCCGACAACGCGAGCTGGGCCGTGCCGACGATCATCGCGCTCGGCGGCGCGTTTGTCGGGCTGCGCGCGGTCGGTAGCACGCTGACGCCGATCATCAACCTGTGGAACAGCTTCTTTCAGGTTGTCCGCACTCCGCTGATCCTGGCGCAGACGGCCGCGATCCGGCAGCAGTCGGCTGCCATGACGCAACTGTCGACCGCGTTGGGCACCAACACGGTTCAGCAGAACCTCAACGCGCAGGCGCAGGCCCGCAACGCGGCGGCGACGAGCGCCGGGGCGGCGGCGCAGACTCGCGGCCGTATCGCCACCGTGGCGTCGACTGTCGCCGAGAAGGCGAAGGCCGTTGCGCTGCGCGCCGTCACGGCCGCGCAGTGGGCTTTCAACGCGGCGCTGCGCGCTAACCCGATCGGGCTCATCGTCACGGCCGTTGTGGCGCTGGGCACCGCGCTGTGGGCTTTCTTCACCAAGACCGAGACCGGCCGGAAGCTGTGGGACAAAATCTGGAACGGCATCAAAGCCGTTGCGACGCCGGTCATTGACTGGCTCAAGAACACGCTGAGCACCGCGTGGCAGGCGATCCAGCCCGGCCTGCAGAAGATCGGCGAAATCGCCAAGACTGCGTTCGGTGCGCTCGGCAACGCGATCAAGACGGTTTGGGGCTTCATTCAGCCCGCGATCGTGGCGTTCGGCCGTTTCTACGCTGCCCTCGTCAAGTGGCAGTTCAACAACGTCGTCAATGCGCTGAAACTTGTTGGCGGCGTTATCTCGTGGCTGTGGCGCAACGTCGCCGTGCCGGCGTTCCAGGGCATCGGCCTGGTCATCAAAACGTGGTGGGCCGGTGTGCAGGTCGTGTGGAATGCGCTCAAGACGGCGATCGAGTTCGTCGGCGACAAGATGCTGTGGCTTTGGCACAACGTGTTCACCCCGGCGTGGGGTGCGATCAAGACCGGCATCGGCGCGGCTTGGGACTTCATCAAGGGCATTTTCGACAAGATCACCGGCGGGTTCTCGGCGTTGAAGGACGGCGTCGTGACAGTGGCTGGCGCGATCAAGGACGGAATCACCAAGGCGTTCAGCGGCCTGGCCGACATCATCAAGGCACCGTTGCGCGCGCTCGGCACGTTCTTGGCCGGTGTGCCCGATTCCGTGTTCGGTGTGAGCATTCCGGGCGCGTCGACGATCAAGAGCTGGGGCCAGTCGCTGCAGGGCCTGGCCGGTGGCGGCCAGGTGCGCGGGCCGGGCACCGGCCGCAGCGACTCGATCCTCGGCTACCCGGCGATGGTGCGCGTCTCCGATGGCGAGTTCGTCGTGAACGCGGCCGCGACGCGGAAGTTCCTGCCGCTGCTGCAGGCGATCAACAGCGGCTCGCTGTCCGGTCTGCTGCCCGGCTTCGCCGAGGGCGGCCTGGTGTCGGTCGACGACCTCGTGCGGTTCGCCAAGGGCGTCGAGGGCCAGCCGTACGAGTTCGGCGGCACCAATTGGGGCGACTGCTCGGGCGCGGTGTCGGCGATCGCCAACTACGCCACCGGGCGCGACCCGTTCGGCTCGCGGTTCTCCACGGCGACCGAGGGCGCGGAGCTGCGTAAGCGCGGCTTCAAGGACGGTCTCGGCCCGCCCGGGTCGCTGAGCATCGGCTGGTATAACGGCGGCCCTGGCGGCGGCCACACGGCGGCGACGCTGCCCAACGGTGTGAACTTCGAGATGGGCGGCGCTCGCGGCGACGGCCAGTACGGCGGCCAGGCGGCCGGAGCGGACGACCCGCAGTTCACGCACCACATGCACCTGCCGCCCGAGCATTTCACCGGACTCGACGGGCTGACGGGCTCGACGTACGGCGGCGGCAGCAGCGCCGCATCCGGCGTCGGCGGCGCGACGAGCGCCGGCGGCTCGTACCGCCCGGCGACCGATAAGGAGCTGTCGGCGTCGTCGAACCGTGTCTACAACGCGCAGAACAGTGTGCGCCAGGCTGAGCAGGCTGTCGACGACAAGCAGTACGCGGTCGACAAGGCGCAGAAGCGTCTCGACGAGCTGCGCGCGGCGGGCAAGGACACGGCCGACGCCGAGCACAGCCTGTCGGTGAAGCAGCGCGAGCTGGCCGACGCGAACGAGCGTCTTCGCCGGGCGCGGGAGAAGGCCGCCGAGGTCGAGTCGGCTGACGCCGAGCTGCGCTCCAAGGGCAAGTTCGTGCCGGGCAAGGGCGGCGGCAGCAGCGAGGGCGGCCTCGACGGCAAGGACTTCGGCAAGATGTTCGTCGAGGGCATTCTCGAAACGATCGGCCTCGACGGCAGCCTGTTCTCCAACCCGTTCGAGTGGCCGACCGTCAAGTCGGCGATGGCCGGGCTCAACTTCCTGGGCGGCCTGTTGAAGGGCGCTGGCGACCAGGCGGCCGACGAGCTGGGCGCGGCCACCGCTCCCGGCGGCTTCGCGGCCGGCGCGGCCGATGCGGTCGGTTTGGGCGAGATGTTGTCGCCGCTGTCGTCGGAGGTTCCCGAGGACTTCCACAGCGGCACACCGCAGCTCGCACCGGGCCAGTACAACCCGGCGACGGCTGGCGTCAATTCTGTGGCCGGGGCGGCAGGCCCGGCCGATGTGCTGTCGGCGTTCGCGCCGACCGGCCCGCTGCCCGGCCCGGCGAATCAGCAGCCGCAGACGATCGACAATTCGATCAACATTCAGCAAGCCGGTATGGACCCGGCCTCGCTGCGCAACGAAATTCGCGCTGAGCAGAACCAGCGCACCCGCACCACAGTGAGGCGATAGATGACGACTCCCGGTTGGATGCACGACGACTTCTACCTCGACCCGATCCGCTATCCGAATGATGCGTACGGGAATCCGCGCTACCCGCAGGTGAATCCGACTCATCCGCATTGGCAGCGTATGGCGAACTGGCACGACCTCGGCCGGCACGGCGAGTACCTGCGCAGCACCAAGACGAAGTGGGTCTATATCCACCCGTCGAACAACAAGGTGTGGCACTTGTCGGGGCCGGGCCGGGGCCGCGAGGGCGTCATGCTGTCTAAAGAGTTAGACGGCGTGCTCGATCCCGAGTTCGAGCACCGCTACAGCGAGGGTCCGTACGTCGTCGGCTCGATCCGCGAGCGCACCGACTACAAGCGACGCACGATCAACCTCGGCGTCGTGATCGCACCCAACGGGAACGCGGAGCGGCTCGACGAGCCAAACACGTTCTCGGCGTGGCGCATCTTCGACTCGTGGTGCTCGTCGTGGTCGGAGACCGAGCCCGGCTACCTCGGCTCGTTCACCCGCACGCACGGCTGGCGCTGGCTGTCGGTGATCCTCGGTAAGCCGTCCAAGACAACGCTGTCGGTCGACCCGGCCGAGTCTGACGGCTCGTTCGAGATGAACATGTCCATCGACGCGCCGTACCCGTTTTTCGCCAAGCGGGCGCTGTCGGCGACGTGGGAAGCGTCGCAGGACGATGTCGACGAGCACGGCGTCGCGCACGGCACGATCCGCATTGCCAATCGCGGCACCTGGCGCTCGTACCCGAAGTTCCTCGTGAAGGGCGCGGGTGAGGTGACTATTCAGGACGGCGTCGAGGGCCGCATGATCCCGCTGCCGAAGCTGTACGCAGAGGACGGCGCGTACATGATGGTCGACACCGACCCGACGCGGAAAACCATTGTCACCGAGAAAGACCCGGTCGACAGCCAGGTTTACAAGTACCTGCGCAACAGCCAGCTCCTGAACATCTTCCTGCACGACACGCTGGCGAAGCGTCTGCCGGCGCAGCGCCGCATCCCCGGCGGCATCGGTTTCGACAACCCGATCCCGCCGCGCACCGTGGCGCACATCAAGGTGACGCACAGCAACCCCAGCGGCTCGATCACGTGCATCATGCCGCAGCACTACAAGATGGCGTGGTCGTGATGGCGGCGACGATTCTTAAGCCACCGGCGATCGGCGTCGGCGGCGCACCCGACCCGGTGAAAGCGCCGCTGTCGGCGTACCGCTACCTCGACGCGCGCCGCGACGTGATCGACGAGGAAGCCAAGGCGCGGCCGCTGATCCGCTTGTGGGACAAGCACATGCGCTACATCGGCACCGTGGCCGCCGAGAAGTCGGTCGACGCCGAGGAAATGCTGCACGACACTGGGCAGGGCGATATTGTGCTGCGCGCCGACGACTGGCTCGTCGACTTCCTGCGCACCGATGTGCGCAAGGACGAGGACTTGCACATCACGATCGACCCGTATCCGAATCGCCGCAACTGGCGGTGGCGGTGGGGCGCGAAGGTTGTCAACGTGCGGGTGAAGCGCGACGAGAACGGCACGCGCACTGTGGTGTTCGAGTGCGCGCACAACCGTGAGCACTGGAAGCACCTGTATTTCGGGGCGACGCCGTTCATGGACCCGTCCGTGCAGCCGATCAAAGCGTGGCTGCTGCCCGGCAACACGCGCACGATCATCACGACGACCGGGTTCATCAACCTGGCGCGCAACTACTGGCCGCTGCTGGCGCTGCCGACGAACGCGCTCAACCCGTTCGCGTGGGTGGGGGAGGCGAGCAACGCGCTCAACCTCAACCCGCTGAACTGGCCGGTGCAGATGCAGTTCGTCAATCCGTTGTTCGATCAGTCGAGGTTCTCCGTCATCATGTCGCGCTGGTCGGACGCGCACAGCGTCACTGAGGCGATGCTGAAGGACGCCGGTTGCCATCTGCGCGCCTACACGTGGCTCGAAGAAGACGAGGACAGCCCGCACCCCGAGCTGGCCGCGATCGTCGGCGAGAAGCTGGCGCGGCCGACACGCAACTGCATCGTGCTCGCGGTCGAGGACAAGTCGCAGCGCACCGGCTGGACCGGCACCGCGTTCGACGGTGTGTTGAATCTCATTGGTGCTGTTGGCGATAACTTCGTGACCGAGACGATCTATCAGGTCATCGGCACGAACAAGGTCATCGACCCGCGCACCAACAGTCCCGCGCCGCCGATCATTTCGAGCATTCTCGGTACCGCACCGGCGCTGCCCAAGATCACGTTCCGCGAGCACGAGCACTCGGCGATCATCAGCAGCGAGCACTCGATGTTCCGGTCGAAAGCGCAGAAGATTCTCACCGGCGGCAAATCGCCGGGCTGGGTGAACCAAACGCAGACGTTCCTCATCAAATATGCGCTGTCGCAATTGAGTTACGTCATCCAGACCGCGATCGGCCCCGAGGTCACCGGCGTGCAGAATCCCGGCACACCGGGCTTGGAGGAAATATATCAGGGCCAGGCCGACAACGTGCTGCTCGCGTTTATCCAGGTCACAGACCCGGTGCGCGCCTTGGCATCTGGCCCGTACGGCTACCTCGAACACTTCGAGCAGGGCGGCGGCACCGCCTACACCGTGTCGTCGGGATTGACCCTGCGCGAAGGGCATTACAAGACGCGGCCGTACCAAGCGTTCAAGGTGTCTGTGCGCAACGGCCGACCGCATACGCTGTATTACGACTTCGACCTCGGCGACCCGGCCCTGTTCGAGATTGACGGCGTTCTCTACAACGACCAAGTCAGCGCCGTGCGGCTGCACTACGACGAGACCACGCCGAAGACGTTCGACCTGTCCATCGGCGACGACTCCGAATCGGAAAGCCCGATCGCTCAAGTAACCCGCACCGCTCAAGCGTTCTGGTCGGCGCTGGCGATGCTGTTCGGATCAGGAGACATGTTCTAAATGGCTGACACCACACCAGGAATCCCCACACTGCCGCCACCTCCGAAGATTCAGGAACCGGCGCGCAACCAGCTCGCCGACGCGATGTACGCGATCGCCGACGCGCTGCAGTACCCGACCGACCATCGAGGCCGCCGGTACGACGTGCGCTACCTGATCCCGGTGCTGTCATACCACCTGGCGCGCGCCGGGTTCGGCCCCGTCGAGGGCCAGGCCGTCATCAAGCCGCGCAAGGTGCCGCCGCCACCGGAGTACGACGGCACCAAGTGGGGCGAGGGCTGGGACGCCGTCGAATGGGTGCCGCTCGACGCTCCCGAGTCCATCGACGACGAGCTGGCCGGGGCTACGATCGACGACCTCGATCGGCTCTCCCCGGCGGCCCGCGCCGAGCTGATTCGCCGCCTGGGCGGCACGCCGGCCGAGGGCGCGGCCCCGGCATCGACCGACCTCGACGAGCGCACGCCGTGGCACGTCGAGACCTCCATCCAATTCGACGACGACGAGGACGTGAAACCATGACTCAGCCATTGCAAACCGGCGACGCCGTCGCGCTGTTCCAGACGCTGCTGTCGGCGACGTGGTACGGAATCGTCGCCGACAAGGACACGCCGGGCGGGTTCGCGGCGACGCTCGAAATGGTCGACGGTGAGGCCGTCATCACGACAGACGTGCTGATCGGCCCGAAGGGTGATCCCGGCGAGCCGGCCCCGATCGTCGACCTGCAGTGGCCGCCGCTTGAGTCGGCGTCCGAGCTGATCCCGATTAAGGACATGCTTGACGAGTCCGACAAAGGCAAGGCGTGGTGGATCGGCACGCTCGTGTACGTGTGGACCGGCAGCGACTTCGTCGCGGTACAGCCAGGCCCCGCCGGCCCGCCGGGCAAGACGCCGAACATCACGATCACGGCCGAAACCATCCCGATGGAGGAACGCGGCCCCGGTGTCACTGACGAGGTGATCCCGTCTGGCACCTCGTTGAATCCGCACTTCCATTTCCGGCTGCTGAGCCCGCAAGGCCCGGTCGGTCCGTCGACGAACATCACCGGCGCGCCCGACTACGACAGCAGCCTCGTGCCGCAGGACGGCCAGGCGCTCGTGTGGAACGAGGCGCTGCAGAAGTGGCAGCCGTCGGATTTCGTGGCGAAGCACCCGCGTTTCTACAGCGTGCCCGAGGCCGCGTTCTCCAACTTCACGGGCCTGGCGCAGCGGCAGCCGATCCTGTCGTATGTCGTTCCGGCGCAGGACTTCGCGTGGACGCCGTACGTCACCGGGCACCTCAAGGCGTTCGGCGTCGAGCTGGACAACGACCCGCTGACGATCGGCTGCGAGGTTCGTCTCGGCGACGCTATGAGCGGCGAGCTGATCGGTCGCGGCTTCGGCAACATCTCGTCGTGGACGACGATTACGCCGCATTTCTCGTCCAGCTCGGACCCGAATGCCGCTGTCGCGCCGGATAACGGCGTGGCGCTGGTGCCCGCCGGTGAGCCCGCGACAATCAACGTCAACCTCTACAACGACGGCCTGCTCGGCGCGTACATCTTCAACCGCACCGGCGCTCAGCTCGGCATTCTCGTTGTGCCGCAGGGTGTCAGCGTCCCGGTCGGAAGCGAGTAGGAGCAACCCCGGTGGCGTACAGCAAGACATACCGCACCATCGTCCCGGTTGAGCCCGGCACCGATTTCGACCTGCTGCTGTGGCTGACGCGGGAATCGTTCGAGCGCAAGGCCGAAGGCGACGCGCTGAGGATCGTCGAGTTCGAGCACCGCACGGTCTCGCCCGACGACCTGCCGCCGAAAGCTGCGAAGCAGCTCGGCCGGCCGCTGACCGATTTCGAGTGGTTCGAGTTCACAGGGGTGGGCCGCCGTGCCTAGACAGTACGATCTGCGGCCGGTTGTGCTCGACCGCAACCCGTTGTGGTCGCTGTATGAGCCGGGCATTCCGAAGCTGCCCGAGCTGAAGCTCGACCCCGAGGCCATGTGGGAAGCGTTCGTCAACGGCGTCAAGCTGACGACCGGGCTCGATCTGTCGTCGCCGCAGGCGCTCGTCGAGAGCATCGGCTCGCTGATCCTCACCGGCGGCGGCATCATCGACCCGTCGCGGCTTCCGCTGATCCCGTTGGCGAACATCGGCCGCGTCATCGCCAGCCTGCTACCGACAGGGCACTTTTCCGATCCGGCTGCGGTGGACGACGACGACGAGCGGTGGACGGTCGTCGAGGACGGCGGCCCGTCCGGTAGCGGCGCGGTGAAGTTCACCGCTGACGGCACGATCGCCGACCTGTATTCGACCGACCTCGTGCCGGTCGTGCAGGGCGAGAAGATCAACGTCGTCGGGAAGTTGTTCTACGAGAACCTCGTCGCCAGTGGTGACCCGATCGTTCTCGGCGTGACCACCTACGCCGACCGGCAGGGCAAGACGCTCGTCGAGCACGTCGACCTGATCGTGCCCGAGACCCCGAGCGGCACGCTAACCGAATGGCTTGAGCTGTCGGACACCTACACCGTGCCTGCCGGTGTGAGGTCGCTGCGCGTGCGCATGACGGTCGGCGCTGACGCCACGGCCGGCGACGTGTATTTCGCCGAGGTCGACGCTAACAAGGGCGACGAGCTGCTGCCGATGGAGTTCGTTTCGGGCCTGCTCGGTGAGCTGGCCGCGCGCCTGGGCCTCGACGTGTGGCAGGACTTCCTCGACTCGGCCGCCGGGCAGGCTGGCGGCACGATCCACCACATTATCGACCGGATTGTGAATCTCGACCTGCTGGGGCGGTTCGACGCTTCGCAGCTCACCAACCTGCCCAACATTCCGACCATCCCTGGCACCAACGTCGGCGGCGTCGGCGGCAGCGGCTCGATCGTCGGGCACCTGCAGGAGACGTGGAACAACTTCTGGGGCGCGCTTGTTGGCCGTCAGGCTGACGACGACGTGAGCCTGGCTGATCCGACCGAGCAGATTGCCGAGCTGGCCTCGACGACGGCGGCGCACTCGTCGGCGATCGCGCAGCTCATGGCGAACCAGGACGGCGATGCTAACCAGGGTGTCGTCGGCGGCGACGACTTCGAGCGCGTCGCGGTCGGCAACCTCGGCGGTGGCTGGGCCGAGTTCTATGCGCTGGGATCGGGTAACGGCTACTACGACATTTCCAACGGGCACGAAGCGGTGTGGCACGACCAGGGCGCAAACACCAACACCGGCACGTTCGTGCGTACCGACCCGGCCGACGAGCGCACCGAAACGGACTACCAGCGCATCACTTTCGTGGTCGGCACGGTGGCGGGTGAGCAGCCGCTGCCGTTTATCGGCACCGGCGGCCAGCACATTCGCCTGTGGGCGCGCGTCAACGACGACGCCGACACCGTGGGCATCACCGACGGCGTGTTCATCGAGGTTGGCGGCGCGAGCCTGGCGCAGTTCGGCTACCGCAAGGCCGGAACCACAACGATGGTCGGTAGCACGGTGAGCTGCACGTGGGGCGTCGGGACGCAGTTCACGATCGACGCCGGCACGGCCGATGGTGTCGAGCATTTCCGGTTCTCCAAGAACGGTTCTCCGATTCTGGCGTGGGAGGACAGCAGCGGCGTCACCTCCTGCGGTGAGAACTTCCGGCGCTGGGGCTGGGAGGGCCAGGCGCAGGCTCGCGGCCTGGGCCAGGGCACCCCGTCGTCGTGCGCGCGCATCACGATCGCCGACAACACTCCAACGGCCGTGTACGGCACGACAATGCGCGTGTTCCGCACGAACACCAGTGGCGTGTCCTGCCCGCAGTACAGCGGCCAGGAGGGAACACCGTTGCCCGCGAACGTGTTCGACTCGATCGCCTATAAGTCGGCCGACCTCGACTGGAACCCGGCGACGAACACGGTCACGTTCAACACCGAGAAGCCTGCAACGTATCACGTGCAGTGCCGCATCGAGTTCAGTAGCGCTCTTGGCTTGGGCGCTTACCTTTTGGTGCTGTACAAGAACGGCGTCGTGTGGTCCTACAACATGAGCGAGCAATACCCGTTAGGCTTCGGTTTCTCTGATCCCCGCACGACGATCATCGGCGACTTCACCGTGTACGCCGAGCCCGGCGACACGATCCGGATGTACCGCATCAACACCGACGCAAAGAACATCGTCGGCGGCTTCGGCGGCGCGGTCACGTTCCTGAACGTCGCCAAGATGGGCTGACCACCAATGCCGTGGAGCCCGAATCCAATTCAGCTCACACAGCAGTCGGTCGGCTGGACCACCACCCCCACCCCGGCGGCGATCGGTAACTCGCCGGGCTGGCGGGCCGGTATCCGCGAGCTGGCGCGCGCCTACAGCCTGAGCGAGGCGCAAGCAACCCTCGTCGTCAAGACCGTGGCCGCCGGGCTGAGCATCAGCGACGCTGAGGCGCTGGCGCTGGTGACGTTGAATGCCTCGGCGGCCAGCGCCAGCTCGGCCAGCGCGGGCGCTGTCGAGCATGTGCTCGGCGTCGTCGGCGTCGCCAGCTCGACCTCGTCGGCGTCGGCGCTCATCGCAGCGCAGCTCGTCGCAGCGGCGACGGGCGCGAGCGTGGCGGCCGCGACCCTGCTCATGCGGATCGTGGCTGCGGCGCTGTCGGCCAGCTCGGCGTCGGCCGGGGCGGCGTTCCCGGCGCAGTCGCCCGCACCGACGCAGTACGACAACCCCGGCAGCTACAACTATCCGATCCCGTATTGGTGCCGGTTCATCGACGTGGTGCTCGTCGGCGGCGGCGCCGGAGGCTCCGGCGGCGCCGGAGGCTTCGGCGCCGGGTCAGGCGGAAACGGCGGCGCGTGGAACGCCGCCACCATCATCAGGGGCAGCACCGTTTCCTGGTCGACGGAGTCCATACTCGTGACGGTCGGCGCGGGTGGCGCCGCCGGTTCGGGTGGCGCGCTCGGCTCTGACGGCCAGCCCGGCGGGTTGTCGAGTGCTGCCGCGCCTGGTTGGGGCATCTCCGCCGCCGGCGGCACCACAGGCGGTCTCGGCGCCGGGCAGGCCGGTAAGGCGCCCAACCCGCAGACCTACACCTACAACGGCGTCACATACAACGGTGGCGCACAACAGAATTCAGGTGGTACGGCTGGTAACGCGCCAGGCGGTGGGGGAGCTGGTGGCGCTGGCGGGCTGTTCACCGGATCGAATGGCGGCCCCGGCGCGCCGGGCCGCGCGTGGCTTCGCGCTTATCAGTGACAGACAAGTAAGGAGCATCCAAATGGCAGGAGCGGCAGACGCTTTCAAGATCGCGGCCGTCGAGGCAATCGGCGCGCTCGGCGGGCTCATCAGCTTGCACAGCGACGATCCTGGCACCACCGGGGCGAACGAGATCAACGGTGGCGGCTACCAGCGGCTCACGACGACGTGGGGATCGGGCTCGATCGTGTCCGGTGGCGCGAACGACGGAAAGGCACGCATCGTCGGCAGCACACTGCAATTCAGTGTGCCCGGCGGCGTCACGGTCTCCTACTACAGCGTGCGCGCCTCGAACGGCACGTTCCTGTACGCGCGGCCGCTGACACCGGGCGTGACGCTGAATGCCAACGGTGTGGTCGACGTGACTCCCGAGCACGTCTACGACCTCGAAACCGTTTAATTCCCAACGATTGAAGCGAGGGGCTTAACCTTGTCTGTCTTACGCGCGAACGTTGAGGCCGCGAAATCGTTCATCCGCAACCGGCTCGGCAACCCCTACGTGTACGGCGGGGCGCTGTCGGCCAGCGACCCGCGCCAGGGCACCGACTGCTCCGAGGTGTGGCAGACCGTGCTCGAAATGGTGCACGGCCGCTACGTGCAGGGCCGCCAGGCCGAGGGCGCGACCACCGAGAGCTACCGCTACATCGACGTGGGCCAGGTCGGCCCATTTGGCACCATCAGAGTCGCTCGGCCGCAGGACATTCCGCACAACGCGGTAGCGAAGCTGGCGTTTCACCACGGCCCCGGTGGCGGCCGGGCGTCGCACATGTGGGGTGAGCTGGATGGCATGAGGATCGAGTCGGCCAGCAGCAAGGGCCTCGTCACCCAACCGGCGGCCTGGCCGATCGACCATTCGTATGCGAACGCTTGGGCTTACCTGCCCGGCCCGATCATCGAGGACGGCACCCCGATCGTCACACCGGAGCCGCGCGACACGCTGTACGCCGACGTGTCCGAGTGGCAGCGGCCCGTCGACGACAGCTACCCGTACCGCGTGCTGTGCATCCGGTCGAACGACGGCACCTACCGCGACCGCAACTGGCACATCAACTACCCGTGGTGCAAGCGCGCTGTCGACGATGGCCGGCTCGCGTTCTTCATCGTCTACTTTGTGTGGCGGCCAAACTGGCGCGCCGCAGTGGACACACTGCAATCTCAAGTCGGGCAGCCGCATCCAAAGATGGCTGTAATGATCGACGTCGAGAGCTGGGGCGGCCAGATCGGCGGCAACCAGTCGGCCGGGATCAACGCGGCCTATGACGAGATTGCTGCGTGGCTGGGTGATCGCCGCCGGGTGATCGGCTACGGAAACGTCGGCGACCTCAACCAGCTGTGGCCGCAGAAGCCGCCGGGCATCCGGCTCGTCGTCGCCGGATATGGGCGGCTGCCGAGCTACCCCGGCATGATCGCGCACCAATACACGGACGGCAGCGGCTACGGCGGCGGCCTGCCCGAGGGCGCACCACCGTTCGGCAACTGCGACATGAACGCCGCAAACGGTCTCACTGCAACCCAATTCGCTGCCGAGCTGGGCATCGAAGCATCACACGGAGAGGACGGACTGTTGTCTGCATTGACCCCTGACGAACAGCGCGAGGCACTGTTCCTGCTGCGCATCCTGGCCGACAAGCGGTTTGTGAGCCGCAGCCCGTTCCGGCACCTCGGCGAGAAAGAGACCGAGACCGTCGCCGGGTTCGGCCTCAACACTGACGGCCTGACGCACGCGCAGTACACGATCGAGGCTGCGCGGCTGGGCGATCCGACGCACATCGCACTGCTGCGCGAGGTCGCCAGCGCCGAGGGCGACGACCGCTACCCCGATCGCCAGTGGGACGCGCAGTTCGCGCGGCGCGTGCTCGACCAGCTTGACATTCCAGTCGACCCCGACGACGAGCCCGACCCCTCCCCGGCGGCGACGCCGAGCCAAGCCGACCAGTGTGCGCTCGGCCCGACGTGCAAGCTCGACGGCAGCTCGACGGCGTGCGCTATCGGCGGCGGCTCGTGCGCGCTGACAGGGCGGCCTGGGAACGGCGACGCCTAATGCCGCACCCGCTCAACCCGACGAACAAGCCGGTGCTGCTGACGTTTTCAGGCACCGGACAGAACATGTGGACCGGGTACGCGATCGAGGTCGCCAACCGGGTCGCCGACCAGTGGTTCGTGCAGCCCGTCAACTACGGCCCCGGCGGTATTCCTGCCGTGTGGCCGATGGGCCGCAGCGCCAAGAGCGGCGTCGACGAGGGCGTGCGCCTGGTGCTGCAGGAACACCACGACGCCCCGTTCTACGGCATCACCGGCTACAGCCAGGGCGGCGGCGCGGCCGCGCTGCTGCTCGACGAGTTCCGGCACGGCCGCCTCGCGGCGCTCGGCGATCGCCTGGCCGGCGGCGTCACGTTCGGTAACCCGTTCCGCGAGAAGGGCTCGTACGCCGGCGCAGTGGACCCCGGCGGCCGTGGGATCGCCGATACCCGCACGGTCGACACCCCGGCCGGGTGGCTCGATTGCGTCGACCCCGGCGACATTTACGCCAACGTGCCAGACAACGCGGTCGGCGACGACATGACGCTGATCTACCGGCTGGTGTGGCTCGACGACGTGGGCGACGTGCTGGCCCTGGTCGCCAAGCTTATGCGGCTGCTCGTCAGTCCGCTGCGCGAGTTCCCTTCCGTCGTCGAGGCGCTCGTGCGCGGAATCATGTTCTACGGCAGCAAGCCTCGCTGCGCGGCGCACGTCGAGTACCACCTGCGCGAGTGCCCCGGCACCGGCATGACTTATTTCGAGCACGCCGTGCAGCATCTGCGCCAGCTCGGCCAGCAGGCCGCAGCAGCCTAGTTCCCCTATCCCTCGAAACCAGAAGGACGAACAAAGCTATGCGTAAGTTTTGGGATCGCGTGCGCGCTGTGCTGGCGCAACGGTTCGGCATTGAGACGTGGGCCGACGTACGCAATGTCATTCACCTGGCCGCGCCGAGCATCGCCGGCGCGCTGGTGTCGTGGAACATGCTCGAAGCCGACAAGGCGAAGCTGATCGGCGCGCTGATCGCGGCGTTGGCGTCGCCACTGTTGGCGGTGCCGTACAGCAAGGACGTGTGGCGCTCGTACATCTACGGTGTGCTGGCCGCCGGGCAGGCCGTGCTGATTGGTGTTCTCGGACTGAATGATTCGCAGGTGACGCCGATCATCGGCGTGGTGCTGGCACTGGTCGGCGGCTCGCTGGCGTCGACGAACACCCCGACGAGCCACGCCGGATTGAAGGACAAGGCCGCATGAGCACCGAGGTGATCGTCGCTCTGTGCAGCCTGGTCGGTGTCGTTGTGACTGCGGTACTGGCGCACCGGGCCGGAGGGCGTGCGGCGCTGCGGGGTGCAGAGACCGCCGATTGGAAAGCGTTCACCGACAGCCTTTCCGATCGGCTGCTGCGGGTAGAGGAACGGCTCGCCAAAGCCGAGGAGCGCACCGCGAAAGCCGAGGACCGCGCCAACCGGGCCGAGTCCCTGTACCGCATTGCGATCGCCTATCTGCGGCAGGTCGTGCAGTGGTGCGGCGAACGGCACGGCGAGAAGCTGCCCGAGGTTCCGGCCGAGCTGGCGGGTGATCTATGAGCCTGGCCGACGACGTTGCGGCCGGAAACCTCGCACCATCGGGCATCGGCCCGTCGTCGCGGTGCAGCGTATGCCGCTGGTATGAGCGCCTCGACCAGCGCGACCGCGATGCGTTCGACCAGTGGCTCGACGACGTGGCCGCTGGCGTGGAGGGCCGCACCGTGTCGGGGCTGTGGTGGCTGTGCCGGGCCAACGGGTTGCGGGCCAGCAGGCGCTGGTTCGCCGAGCATGTGAACGTGTGCCATGTCTCTGGCTGACGATGCGGCCGCCTACCCGGCGACAGAGAGTAAGGACTACCGGCCGAGCATCGAGTTCAACGGCCGGACAGCGACGATCGACACCGGCACCATCGAGGCCGAGCCCGGTCAACCACCGGAGTACGCCGAGCTGCTGCGCCAGGTGGGCCGCGATCCGGCCCGCTGGCGGCTGGTGTCGATCGACCGCGAGAAGCACTGGCAGGTGCCGTATCGGCCGATCGAGGGCTACGACGAGCGCGGCAAGCCGATCTACGGCGAGCTGACCGAGAAGTGGCTGGCCTCGTACGCGATGCGGTGCGAGCTGATCGACGACGACGCTCCGGCCGACCTCGACGCGCTGATCCTGGCCGCGAAGGCCCGCCGCGACGACACGAGCCGGGGCGCGCCGTACTGGTTCGTGTTCCAGGCCGGCGATCTGCAGCTCGGCAAGATCAGCCGGGACGGGTCGACACCGGAGATTGTCGAGCGGTTCGCGCAGTCCGTGGAGGCCGCCAAGGCCGAGCTGCGCGCCGCGCGCCGGTTCGGGATCGGCGGTGTGCAGATCAGCCTGCCGGGTGACTGCATCGAGGGAGGCCAGTCGCAGGGCGGCCGCAACATGGCGTTTATGACGGCGCAGACCGTGCCCGAGCAGGCTCGGATACTGCGCCGCCTGATGCTGTACGCGATCGACGAGCTGGCCGACGTTCCGCACGTCTACCTCGACGTGGTGAACGGCAACCACGACGAGAACGAGCGCCGCTGGAATGAGCGGCCCGGCGACGGGTGGGCCACTGAGACCGCGACGACAGTGCATGACGCCCTGGCGCTCAACCCGGCGGCCTACGGGCACGTCGAGGTGCGGGTGCCCGATGTCTGGACTGGTCACATGACGGTGCCGGTGGGCGACACGACGGTGACGGTTGTTCATGGGCACCAGTGGCGGCAGCGGCAGAAGGCGATGGACTGGCTCGCCAAGCAGGCTGTCCACAAGCAGCCGCCAGGGGCGGCCGATCTGGTGCAGCACGGTCACTATCACACGCTGCTGGTCGAGCAGCACAAGACCCGCACGATCATCGGGTCGCCGACGTTCGACTGTGGCAGCGACTACTACCGCGAGCGGCACGGCGCGGAGTCGCGGCGCGGCGCTGTCGTGTACTTGCTGCGTGGCGGTGAGTTCAGTCGGTTGGCTGTGGTGTGACGATGAGACCGGCTGATCGTGCATGGCTGGCCCTGGTGGCTGGTGTCGTCGCCTATGAGGTGTTCGCGCCGCGCGGCGAGCTGCTCAGTGAGGGGATGGACCGCTACCTGGCCGGGCGGTGGGCTTGGCCGACGCGGGCGGCTGTCGTGGTGACGGCCGCGCACCTGTTGAACGTGTTGCCCGACCGGGTTGACCCGATCCACCGTCTAGGAGCGTTGGTGGTGCCCCGCCGGAGTTTCGATCTCCGTACCCGCCGGTTAAAAGCCGGCTGCTCTTCCGATTGAGCTAGCGGGGCGAGAAACACTATAGCGACGCCGCTCTCCGGTGCCTAATCAGCGCCGGGGGCGGCGTTTCTGTGTTGAGTGCTCTACACGCTCGTGTATCGTGTGGATTGACCTACACGGGTACGTGAGAAGTTAGGAGCCACAAACAATGTCGCCAACACCAACGGGTCGGCTGTCGCAGGACACGCTGACCAAGATTCGGGACGCCTACCCCGGCCCCGAGAATAAGGCCGAGCGGGACCGGGCGATCGAGCTGGCGCGGCTGTACGCGACTGGCTCGATCACGGTCGAGACCGTCGCTGAGACGCTGGCGCAGGCGCGGGAGCAACTGCGGTTGGAGCTGGCCGCCGCGCGAGGTGTCGCGCTCGCGGCGATCGCGGCCGGGGAGTACGAGAAGACTGTCGCCGAGAAGCTCGGCATCGACCGCATGACGCTGCGCGACTGGCAGGGCAAGCGGCGCACACGCAGCTGACGCATCGAGAACAGGGAATAGGAGCCCCTCACATGTCCACAACTTCATTCAAGGAAGCGCGCCAGCGGGTGCTGTCGGCCGCGTCCGGCGAGCCGTGCGAGGTGCGGGTGCACGGCAAGGTGCTGACGCCGGGCACCGAGGTGTCGGTTCGCGGCGAGCGTGGCCGGTTCCGGTTCGTGAAGGCGTCGACCACGTCGAGCGGCCGCCAGGTGCTCGACTTCATCGGCGGCCCGGCCGGGCGCGAGCAGTGGCGCTCGTTCTACCCCGAGCGGATCAAGACGGTGCACCGCATCGCGCGCACGAGGCAGAACGTCGCATGAACGTCGGGGAGCTGAAACGGGCGATCGCCGAGCTGCCCGACGACATGCCGGTGCTGATCGCGGGGGAGACCGGGGCGGGCGACGAGCCCAACCTGTACGTGATCCCGGCGAACGTCACGCACCACACGTACGGCAGCCGCGCCGCCGAGGGATACGCCAGCCCGCAGACTGTGGCGTTCTACTGCGAGCGCGGCGAGCTGGTGGAGAATACGAGTGCGCTGCTGCTGTCCGAGTGGGGGAATAGCGAGGGCGAGGACATTACGCCGCGCCGCGACCACACGATCATCATCGACGGGGAGGTTGTCAGTGGATAACCCCGAGCTGCGGCTGGCGGCCGGTGACCGGCCCGTCGAGGTTGCATGGCGCGATCCGTCTGCGCCGGGAAGCTGACACATAGAAGAAGCCGCCCACCTACTCCCCTCGGTAGGTGGGCGGCTTTATCTATGCGGCTACAGCGCCAGGCGCGCACCACCGGAGAACATCGAGTCGTGCAGCCGCAGCTCGGCGGGCTGGGTGCCCGGCGGCACGTCGAACGCGATGCGGGCCTCGATCTGGTTGCCGGGGTTTATATCGCCGGTGCCGGGGTTCATCCACATGTCGGCTTCGCTGTTGGCGTCGTACTCGCGGCCGTCGCGGTCGAGCAGGGTCTGGTTGGTGCCCGAGAACGAGCGGGCCTCGTCGCCGATGTTCTTGACGGTGAGCGTGACGACGATGAACTCACCTTGCGCATCGACGGTCATGAACGGGTTGCCGGTCGGGTCGGTGACGGACTTTGCGCGCTCGACGCTGACGACGGTGAACTCGAATTTGCCGTCGCGCACCGAGCTGCCCGCCGGCGCGGCCGTGTCGCTGCCTGCTGCTGCGGCGGCCTCGGTGGGCTCCGATCCGGCCGTCGTCGACGGCGCGCACGCCGACAGGCCGATCGCTGCCATTGCGGCGACGGCGGCTGAAAGTGCGGTGAGGGACTTCATCGCTGGCTCCAATCCTTTGCTCGTTGGGTGCAGGCCGGCACTGTACCCGAGCTGGACGGGGCGGTTGGGTACAGGTTTGGGTACACCTCGACGAGCATGGTGCCTCTGACCTGCGGTTTTGCGGGGATTTGCGCCAGGATCGGCTGATTAAAAGTCCGTAGCCTCGGCGTGTCGACCAGGCATAACGCCAGGTCGCGCTACCCCGTAGTGCTGTGTAGTACTTGGTAGGAGTACCGGCTTGGGTACACCTGTGGGTACAGTCGCGGGCATGGCAACGAAGCGACGCGCGCCCGGCGAGGGCGGTCTGTTCAAGCGCGCCGATGGCATGTGGGTCGGCCGTGTAGACGTTCCTACAGTCGATGGTCGGCGACGACGGCGAGTGGTCTACAGCCGTGACAAAGCCGTCGCGGCCGAGAAGCTGCGCAAGCTCCGCAACGACGTGGCCGAGGGCCGCGTCAGCTCGTCGCCGACGATGACGCTCGGCGCGTGGCTCGATCAGTGGCTCGACATTCACGGGCCGCACGTGCGCCCCACCACCCGGCGGCACCACGAGCAGAGCATCCGGCTCTACATCAAGCCGCACATCGGCGATCGGCGGCTCGACAAGCTCACCCTCGACGACGTGGAGAAGATGCTGCGCGCCGTGGCGGCCAGGTCGACGAAGTCGGCGCAGAAGGCGCACCAGACGCTGTCGCAAGCGCTGAAAGAGGCCGAGCGCCGGGGCCTCGTGTACCGCAATGTCGCCGCGATCGTGCGGAAGCCTCGACACACGCCGCGCCAGCGCGAGGCGCTGACCGTCGACCAGGCCCGGCGCATCATCCGCACGGCGATCGACCTCGATCCGGCCGCCGGGCCGCACCTGGCGGCGCGGTGGGCGGCGGCGTTTCTAACCGGGGCGCGGCAGGCTGAGCTGCTCGGGCTGACGTGGGATCGAGTCGACCTCGACGCCGGGACGATCGACCTCGCGTGGCAGTTGCAGCAGTTGCAGCACGTGCATGGCTGCGGCGATCCCGACGACGACGGGGCCTGGCCGTGCGGCCGGGTGCGGCCGGGCTGGTGCCCTGAGCGCCGGTGGGAGCTGCCCGCCGGGTTTGAGCACAAGATCGTGCATCGCTCACTGGCGTTCACGCGGCCGAAGACCCGCGCCGGCACGCGGATCGTTCCGCTGGCCGAGCCGCTGCGGCTAATGCTTGTCGAGCACGCGAAGCGGCCGGGGCCGAATCCACACAACCTTGTGTGGCACTACCCCGATGGCCGCCCGATCGGGCCGCGCGACGATCTGCACGCCTGGCGGGTGCTGTTGGCGGCGGCCGGTGTCGACCCGGTGCCGCTGCACTCGGCGCGGCACACGACGGCGACGCTGCTGCTGGCCGCCGGGGTCGACGCGCATGTCGTGTCGGCGATCCTTGGGCACAGCGACGTGATTGTGACGCGCGGCTATCAGCATGTCGATCTGACGTTGGCGCGCCAGGCGGCCGGGCAGCTCACTCGGCTGCTGGGTTAGCGGCCGAGGGGGCGATCGGTGCGGTGCTGCCGCTCGGCGTGCCGCTGGACGGCGCGTTGCGGATTGTTGAAGCCGCGCACTTTCTCGCGCCAGCTCCGCAGTGACGACATGGCGAGCAGCGCGGCGCTCAGGCAGACGAGGGTCCACGCGATCGGCGCGCCGGGCAGCTCGGTCTGGATCGGCCGGACCAGGATGCGCAGCAGCATCCATCCGTCAGCGAGCAGGTAGATGTACGCGGCGGCGAGCTGCCACTTGGCGGTCACGCGCGAGCGTGGGTCTTGGTCGCGCACGATGCGCAGACACCGGGCGATGTACAGCATCAGGTATCCGGTGACGACGCTTGCGAGCAGCCAGTAGACGGTTAGCCATGCGTCGGGGGGAATGTCGACGAATTGGCAGGCGTAGCGGTCGACGTTGTCGCTGAGCACGAACGCGGAGAACATGAGAGCGATCGCTGGCGGGGCGATGGTTTCAACGTGACGCTTCATGCGGTCCCGCAGCCCGCGCGTGTCGGTCACTCGGCTCATCACGTTTGCCAGCATCGCCACGCAGGCGCAAACGTAGAGGCTGTGCCCGACCCACACGCCGAGGTGTCCGATGCCGGTTATGTTCCGCACGATGCGCCCGGCGGCCAGCCCGGTCGGGGCGACGAGAAGTATTGCGGCGCATTGAAATACGAGCGCGAGTGACTGCCCGAGCTCCCATCTGCTCTCCCACGTCATGCGTCTCACCCACAGCGCCCGAAGGTGCGTAATGACCACGACAGACAGGAGAGTGGGCAGGAGCATCGTTGTTCCCTACATACTTCAAGGAAAACTCGCCGCAACTCGCTCGCGTGCTGCGACGTGTTGGGTTATTGAACTGCTAGGTGCCGTTTAGAGCGGCGGAGTCTCGGGGCGGTGCCTGAGCTCGTCGGCCCGGTCGAGGTGCGCGCCTAATGCCGCTGCCCCGGCTCGGTCCTGACGGAGTCGCTCGACGTACTCGATCGCGGCTTGTTGGGAAACCACGCCGTAGCGGACGAGCAAATCGACTTCGTTTATACCCAATCCACGGGCGGCGCGGATCAGATTGTCGGCAGTGATGAGCCGATCTTCGTCGCGCTGCTGGTAGTAGGCCGAGCGGGAGATACCGAGCACCTCGGCTATTTCCTTGGCCGTAACCCGCCTACGGGCGAGGTACGACAGCACAGTGTCTAGCCCCCGACCGGCATCCTGGCTGTCTGTCATGGGCACAACATAGTCCAGATTTCTAGACACCACAACCGGGATTATCAGCACTGTTGCCTTAATCACGGACAACATGCTGTCCAATTACATAGAACTAGGTCCAGATTTCTTGACAGTGTGTTGTAGCATCGCGGTCATGCCAGGCCCTCAGACATACGAACTCCGGTGGAGGCCGGAGGCCATCGCAAAACTCCTACGACGCAACAAGATCACCGACCGCGCCGAGCTGGCTGCGGCAATCGGAATCAGCCGCGCAACTGCCTACAACCTGTTCAACGCGGACTGGTCGGGCAAAGTCACGACGGTTGTGTTGGCGCAACTCGTCGGCTGCCTCGGAGCCAACCCGTCAGTCATCGTCGAGACCGTCAAGGCGTCGAGGAAATGACCGCCGATCAGATTCTGGTCACCCGCGACGAGGCCGCTCGGATGCTGTCGCTGTCGGTCGCCGAAGTCGACAACGAGCGCCGCGCCGGTCGGTTAATCGGCCGCAAGCACGGACGCAAGGTGCTAATCCCGGTCGACGAGCTTCGCCGTTGGGCCGGGGAGCTGCCAGCCGACGAGGCCGGGTGACCCCATGCCCGGCGGCGACGAGCTGGAAGTTGTTCGCCTGCAGCTCTGGGAAGCGAATTGCGCACTCAACGCAGCGCAGTCCGATGCCCGCAAGTTCCGCGCCGAGCGCGACGCCGCCGCTATCGAACGCGACCGGGTGCTCGACGAGCGCGATCGCCTGATCGCCGAGCTGGTCGCTTTGCGCGATGCCCGCGACGCCGCGATCGCGGCCCTGAACAACCAGGCCCTCGTCGCCTGGTGGAAAGAGAACCGGCCCCCGCTGTGAACGAGGGCCGGCCGACACATCGAGATGGATAGGAGCCCCTCGAATGCCGCCTCAAAGTATAAGGCCGACATTCGGCCAGCAGGTTCTTGAGCTGGCCGGGCCGCGCCTCGACGACGCGATCGACTACGACCCCGACGCCGTCGTCGTGTTCACCGCCGCCGGGATCAAAGCGTTCTGGCAAGGCGCGCACGTCGCCGAGCTGGCTGTGCGCCGCGCCGCCATCCCGTTCGCGCTACTGACGAAGGCGGTCAAGAAGTGAACGCACCGGCCCCGTACTGCGTCGGCTGCGCCACGCACCACACCCGCCGCTGCGAGCAGCAGCGCCGGATCAACCGCGCCAAGACCGTGCTCGGTCTCGTGTTCCTGTTGGCCGCCGACGTGCTGATCGGCGTAGCGATCGGAGCGCAACTGTGAACATCGTTCTGTCACATGACGAATTGAATGCGGCCGCCAAGACGGTCGACGCCTACCTGGCCGAGGGCGCGAGCGCGCACGGTGCACTGATCGCCGCCGTGGCCGCCGTCAACCGGCTGCGCGACGAGGCCGCCGACGCCCGCGACGGCGAGCTGCGCATGTCGCCTGTGACATTGGCGTGCGACTTGATCGTGCACCCCGTCAACAACAACGAGGGCCTGCACTTTCGAGGCCCCGGTGTCGACGACGAGCTGTACGCCGGCGGTCGCTCAACGTTCGAGGTCACCACCACGATGGGCCGCCGCCTGGCGTTCACGTTCGAGCCCGACCGCCCGATCTGGATGCACAACGCCGAGAACGTCGCTGGCGTCTGGTCCTGCAGCTACTACCGCCCCAACGGAAAGAACACGCCCACCATGCTCGCCCGGCTGCTGCCGGGTGAACGGATCGAATTAGTAAGGAACACAACGCATGTCTAAGAACCTCACCCGTCGCTTGTTGGCGCTGGCCGGGCTCGGCGGCCTGGTCGCCGGTGCCGCGATCTACAGCGCGAGCCCGTCCGAGGCCACCTCGATGGACGACCTTTTCATCGCGGCGCTGCAAGCCGAAGGTGTGCCGTACTACGACAACCCCGATGGCGCGATCGAGCTGGCGCACACCGTTTGCGACGCCCTCGACGCCGGTGTCGGGATCAGCACCGTCATGCTGACGGTAGCCCAATCGAGTGACGGCTACTGGACTGTCGAGCAGGCCGGATACTTCGTCGGCGCGAGCATCGGCGCGTACTGCATCGAGCACGCCCCGGCCGGGACGGAGGCCGTCTGATGGAGGCCAAGCTGACCCGCCTCGACGAAGCGCACGCCCTCGTCGAGCCCGCCGATCCGCAGCACGTCATGTACGAGAAGCACGAGCGCGCGCCCGGCGGCTTCGAGCTGGCCGTCCTCGGCGGCCTGCAGAACCTGGCGCACGTCTACGCGGGCACCGTCCTGCCCGCCGAAAAGCAGCGCCGCCGCGCACGCAACCGCGCCGCCCGGAGCTCTCGCAAGATCAACAGGAGGAAATGAATCTTGTTCCGCGACAAGTACCAAACCGAGACGCGGCCCGCTAAGCAGAAGCGGCAGCGCCGCAACATGCTGGCTCGCAACACCGAGGTGCTCGACGACTTCGGCATCACGACGCAGATCGTCACCACCGACGAGCTGTGCGAGGCGCTGCAGATCGTGCCCGAGGCTCTGCGCAACATGATGCGCAAGCACCGCCAGGAGCTGATCGACGCCGGATACAACCCCGAGGACGGCGGCTGGTTCACCCGCGAGGCCGTCATGCGGGTGGCGCTGCTGCTGCGGCCGACGACGAGCCCGATCGCCGGGCAGATCGCCGAGGCCGCCGGGGTGAAATACGCGCGGATCACGTTCGGCGGCGGCGGCGCTCATGCGTCGCGCTGCTCGGCGATCATCGACCAGGCTGTCGACGTGGCGCAGCGCGTACACGAGGAATGCCCGGCCGAGCTGTGGCACGACCTCACCAAGATGAACCGTTACGAGCTGCAGGCGCTCACGGTGGCGCTCGCGGCGATGGTCCCGATCGACACGGCCAGCAAGAACGAATTGCTCGGCTGGGTGGCCAGTTTGGCCGACAACAACGATCCGCGCACCAAGAGCGGCATCCCCGCCGGCATGGCGCAACTCATCCCAACCAAGGCGACCGCCGATGGCGTGCCGCCGACCAAGCTCGACGACTTTCTAGGAGGCGCAGCGTGACCGAGGCAGGAGACCCGACGATGTGGCGGGACGACGATTCAAAGGCGGCGCAGTTGCTCGGCGACGCGGGCGATCTGTCCGTGACGTTCAATCGGTGGCTGCCGGGCGACCCGGTGCCGGTTCCCGAGAACGTGCTGCAGGAAGCGCAACGGCTGATCTTCGGCGACCACGAGCAGCAGTACGGCAATCCGAGCGAATCGTTCGATCGGATCGCCGCGCTGTGGTCGGCCTACATCGGCACCGAGCTGAACGGCCTCGACGTGGCGAATCTAATGATCTTGCTCAAGGTTTCGCGCACCAAGGGCACCTATCACCGCGACAGCTACGTCGACATTGCCGGGTATGCCGGTCTCGGCGAGCGGCTGCACGAGGCGGCGCAGCGGTGAACCGGCACATCGACTTCGCGGCCGAGCTGGCCGAGCTGTACACGATGGCGAATATCAACTATCTGCGGATCGAGCAGACCGCCGACCGCGAGCAGGCCGCCGGGCAGGCGATCGCCGAGCTGAACCGCGCCGTGCAGCCGCTGACTGGGTTCGCGCTGGCGCACATCGTGCAGCAGCACATCGTCGGAGCGGCCCGGTGAAGCGCAGCCAGGTGCTCACCAAGATCGGCAAGGCCGCGAAGGCCGCCGGGGCGACGTTCGAGCTGGAACGCGAGGGCGGCAACCACGCCCTCTACCGGCTCGACGGCGTCCTGGTGCCGATCGGCCGACATCCCACCGGCGACCTGCCCGGCGGCATCGTGCGCCGGATTTTCAAGCAGTGCGAGCCCCGGCTCGGCAAGGACTGGTGGCGCTGAGACGCGCCAAACTACTACATGTTGGGGTTCAAGCAGATGTACACCACAAGATGTAGTGTTTCCCACCTAGCAGATAGGAGACCAAGGCAATGACCGACCTCTCTCATGTGCGGCAGCACGTCGAGCTGCTGCGCTACGTCAAGGCCGAAAAGGCGAAGCTCTCGGAGATTGAGAAGGCCGCCCGCGCCGTCGTCGAGGAGGCTCTCGGCGACGCCGAGGAAGGCACGATCGACGGCCAACCCGTCGTGCGCAACAAGTTCGTGAAGTCGAACCGGCTGGATCAGAAGCTGCTCGCCAGCCTGCACCCCGAGGTGCTGGCCGAGTGCAAGACCGTGACCGAGTCGCGCCGGTTCGAGGTGCTCTGATGATCGCCCGCCTGGCCGTGATCTGGCTGTTCGTACTCGCGGCCGTCATGTTCGGCCTCGGCGTTGTGGAGGCTTACCAGTGAGCAGGCAACTGATCGTCGTCGAGCTGTCGACGATCAACGTCGACCTCGACCTTCTCGACGACCCCGCCCCGGTGGCCGCCGTCGAGAAGGCCGCCAAGCGGCCGGTGAAGCGGATCAGCCGCCTGTGGGTCAAGGGGATGACAGCGTGAGCACGGCCGCGACGTTTTTCGCCGACGAGCTGGCCGACGAGCCCGCCCCGGCGGCCGCAGACAAGGAGCTGCTGGCCGATCTGAAAGATGTTCTGCGGCAGCACTCCATGAACACGCCGCGCAACATGCAGAAGGCGCTCGGCCCGTCTGAGGTCGGCCACCAGTGCGCGCGCCGACTGGCGGCCGGGCTGCTCGAATTGGAGCGGATCAATCCCGAGGGTGACCCGTTGCCGTCGTGGGTAGGCACGGCCGCGCACGCGCGGTTCGAGCAGGCGATCGAGCTGGACAATCTGCGGATCATCCGCGAGGCCGCCGAGGACGCGGCCGCCAATGGCGAGTACGCCACGAAGCGGTGCACGTTCCACGACGGCCAGCCGATCGGCCGGTGGCTGTCGGAGCGCCGCGTCACGGTGCGCGGCGGCCTGGCCGGTACGTGCGACCTGTTCGACACGTGGACCAACACCGTGATCGACCTCAAGTTCCCCGGCTCGACGAAGTGCGCCGAGTACAAGAAGTACGGCCCGTCACCGGAGTACCGGGCACAAGCTCACCTGTACGGGCGCGGCTACCGTAACGAAGGCTTTCACGTTGAGCGCGTGGCGATCTGGTTCATCCCGCGCGGCGGTCTCCTGGCGAACTCGTTCATCTGGTCCGAGCCCTACAGCGACGCGACGGTCGACGAGATTCTGGCCAAGCTCGACAACATCATCCTGCTGCTGAACGACCTCGACCTCGACAAGTACCCCGAGCGAATCGCGCTCATCCCCAAGACCGCCGGGAACTGCGAATACTGCCCTTACTGGTCGCCACGTCCCGATCCGTTGATGCGGCCGCACGCCTGTGCGGGAGGTGCCGAGTGATGAAGCCTCGTTACCGGATCAGGAAGCGCAACGGCCGCTGGCAGGTGCAGAGTCGCGGCGCGACAGGTATTCGCTACCGCACGGTGGCCGCGTTCATCACCGGGGCCGAGGCCCTGGCCGCGTTCGCAGGAGCCGACAGGTGAACTACAGCAAGGCATTCCGAGCCAAGCACCCCGGCAAGTGCGACACGTGCGGCGAGGCGTTCGACGAGGGCGACCTCATCCGGCTGACCGACGACCGGGCGACGGTTCACGCTGTGGCCGGTGACTGCCTCGGCGACCCGGCCATCGATGTGGAGTGGACGAACGTGCCGGTGTGCACGCTCTGCTGGACGCAGCATCGAGGTGAGTGCGCATGAGGATCGTCGGACCCGCAAAGCCCGCCGAGCCGAGCGGTTTTCACCCGGTCGGCACAGTAGCCGGTGACGGCCCGCAGCTCACCCGCCCCGGCGGCGATGTGCCGGCGTGGGGGAAGCAGGTGGTGCGGGCGCAGGAGCGCCGTCAAATGAAGTTCCGTATCAAGCTCGACTCGTTCCCGCCCGAGATGGTGGCCGCGATGTTCGGCGAGCGGGCCGCGCTGGCGATGCAGTTCGGGAGCCTGTACCGGCCGCTGTGGTTCCTGGGTGGTGACGCATGAGCAGCCACTACTGCCCCGGCGAGGACTGCGCGTACTGCCAGCGCCGGATCGAGGCCATCGAGTACGAGCGTGACTGTCCCGAGCCCGTCGACGACTACTACGACGGCACCTAGACCCCACCGGCCCGGCGGTGGTGAAACAACCGGGCACGCAATGTAAATCGAGCGAATCAGGAGAATCGAGATGAGCGATCTCGCCGGTTTCTTCGGCAGTGGAGTCCCGTCAGCGAAGTTCAGCGCCATTGGCGACACGGTCGGCGGCAAGATCGTCGCCGAGCCGACGATCGAGCAGCAGCGTGACTACGACACTGGTGCGCCGCTGTTCTACGACGACGGCAACCCGCGTATGCAGATGGTCATTACGGTGCAGACCGATCTGCGCGACCCCGAGGTGCCTGACGACGACGGCCAGCGCCGCCTGTTCGTCAAGGGCGCGATGAAGTACGCCATCGGCCAGGCGCTCAAGGCCGCCGGGAAGCAGCAGCCCGAGGTCGGCGGCGAGCTGTACGTGACCTACACGCACGACGGCGAGCAGAAGAACCCGCGCCTGAACCCGCCGAAGCAGTTCGCGGCCCGGTACACCCCGCCCGCCCCGGCGGCGCAGTTCTTCAACGGGGCGCAGGCGCAGCCCGCTGCGGTGACTCAGGCTGTCGCGGCGGCCCCGGCTGCTGTGGCTCCCGCGCCGGCCGTGGCTCCGGCACCGGCTGCAGCGCCCGCACCGGCACCGGCTCAGCCCGCTGCGGGGGCCCAGTCCGCCCCGGCGGCCGCACCGGCTGCTGGTGTTCCGGCCGGGTTGGAGAACCTGCCGCCCGAGGCTCTGGAAGCCCTCAAGCAGTTGCAGGGCGGCCAGCAGTAACGAGTCTCCCCGGCGGCGGCGTCGACAGGTTGGCAGCCAGCGCGCCGCCGCCGCCGGGGGCTCACCCCTCACCCAGCCAGATAACCGAATAAGGAGTGAACACAGCATGACAGCGGCGGCCGTAACCGTCTACACCACTGGACCGCAGTGCCAGAAGTGCAACCTGACCAAGCGGTTCCTCAACAAGCGCGGCATCCCGTTCAAGGAGGTGCGCCTCGACAACGACCCCGACACGTTAGACCAGCTCAAGGCCAACGGCTTTGGCATTGCGCCGGTCGTCGAGGCCCGCATCCCTGACGGCAGCGTGGACCGCTGGTGCGACTTCCGGCTCGACCGGCTGGAAGCCCTGGCGAAGGCGATGGCAGCGTGACCGTCTACTACGCCGACAGCCGCATGACGCTGTACCACGGCGACGCCTACACGGTGGCCGATGGACTGGCGAGCGGCAGCATCGACAGCATCGTCACGTCGCCGCCGTACTTTGGTCTGCGCGACTACGGGCAGCCCGGCCAGTACGGCATCGAGGCGACCCCGGCCGAGTACGTCGAGAAGCTGCGGAAGCTGTTCGGCGAGCTGCGCCGCGTCCTGGCCGACGACGGCACCCTGTGGCTGAACCTCGGCGACACCTACAAGGGCAAGAACCTGCTCGGTATGCCGTGGCGCGTGGCGCTGGCGCTGCAGGACGACGGCTGGATTCTGCGCAACGACGTTGTGTGGCAGAAGCCCAACGCGGCCCCGCAGTCGAGCCGCGACCGGCTCACCGGCCGCTACGAGCACGTGTTCCTGTTCGTCAAGCAGTCGAGCTACTGGTTCGACCTCGACCCGATCCGCGTCAAGTACGACGGTGACCGGGCTGCCAGCCGCCGGGCGCGCAGCGGCCGGGTCAACAAGGCGAACAGTGTTGCGTCCGAGTGGAAACCGGACGACAGCAAGGGCCGCAACCCCGGCGACGTGTGGACGATCCCGACGACACCGTTCCCCGGCTCGCACTTCGCCACGTTCCCGCAGGAGCTGCCGCGCCGCTGCATCTTGGCCGGATGCAAGCCCGGCGGCGTCGTGCTCGACCCGTTCCACGGTTCCGGCACAACGGGTCTGGTGGCGCTCGGTCTCGGCCGCCGCTACGTCGGCATCGAGTTGAACGCCGCCTACCTCGATCTGTCACTCACTCACCCGCAGCGCCTGGCGCAGATCACGATGGAGGTTGCGAGCTGATGGGACACCGGCAGAAGGGCAAGGGCTGCAAGCGCAAGCGTTCGTGGCACCGGCTCGGTAACCAGGACCGTCTGTACCGCCGGGCGATCGAGGCGCTCGACGCCGCCCAGCAGCGCGCGATCGAGTGCGCCGAGGTCGACGACCGGGAGGTGGTGCGCCGTGGCGCGTAGGACCGACATGCGGCTGCTGGCGCTGCAGGAGTGGATCATCGAGACCCGCGCGGGCGGGCGCTGCGAGTGCGACGGCCTGTGCGGCAAGCGGCACCGGCGCTACGGCGTCGATGACGATCCGCGCTGCCCCAACAGGCACGGCTATGACGCGATCGACGGCCGCAAGGTCATGGTGTCGCTCATCGTCGACCGGGTCGACGAGCTGCAGGGCGACACCGACGTGAATCTCATCGCGCTGTGCCAGAGCTGCTCGCGGCGGCACCGGGACAACCTCAGCAAGGCCGCAGCCGAGCGCGCGGAGTGTGAAGCCGTTGAGGCGCAGCACGATCCGCTGTTCGACGTGGACCTGTTCGGAGCCGCAGCGCAATGACCGGCGGGCGGCGGGCAGGTGCGGCTCGTGTCCTCCTATCCGCGAGCCCCTGCCTGCCGCTCGTCCTACACGACGACGTGAGGACAGACGAGTGAATTTTTCAGACCTGTTGGAAGCCCTCAACTTTGGGGGAGGTGAGTACGTCAGCCTGTTGACCGTCGACCGGGACGGCAACGCACAGTCGAGCGTCGTCGGCGCTGACCACGCCGCGCGCGTTGCTGACGCACTCTGCCGGATGAGCGACCGTAATGTGTACTTCGGCGTCAACCCGACCCGGCGGCGCGAGGAAGGCGAGAGGGGGCGCGGCAACGCGGCCGACGTGACGCGGCTCGCGGCGCTGTTCGTCGATCTGGACGTGAAGCCCGGCGGGTGCGACAGCTACGAGACCGCGCGGGCGATCATCACCGACCTGTCGGCAATGCTCGGCACCGCACCATCGGCGATCGTGCGCACCGGGCACGGACTGCAACCGTATTGGCCGATCGAAGACGGCCAGCTCGGCCCCGAGCAAGGGCACGTCAAAGCGGCCGCGCTGCTGCGCCGCTGGCGTCGGCTGGTCGACCGGGTGGCCGAGGCGCACGGCGCGAAGGCCGACAACGTTCACGAGCTGGCCCGCCAGCTCCGCGTGCCGGGCAGCTTCAACGTCAAGGGTGAGCCGATCCCGGTCGTCGCCGAGGTATCGCCGGGCGGCCCGCTGACCGTGGCGCAGATCGACGAGGTGCTGACCGCGCAAGGCATCACCGAGACCGAGGGCGACCGGCTGGACCGGAGCCGCGACGCCGAGCTGGTGTCGACACCGACCGATTGGCGCTACGCCGACGTGCCGTGCCGGTACGCCGTCGAGGCGATCAAGTCGTGGAAAACGGACGTACCGCCGGGCGGCCGTCACCAGTGGATGCTGGCGCAGCTCACGCGCCTAGCCGCGTTCCACCGTCGCGGCTGCCTGACCGAGGAACTGCACCGCGAGGGCCGCCGGGTGATCGAGCAGCGGTTCACCGAGCTGTGCGAGCGCGGTATTGGCGGCGACCCGCGCCAGGTGAAGCACCGCGAGGTCGACGAGGCCGTGCCCGAGAGCGTGCGGTGGGCGGCCGCGATGAGCGAGGCGCACCTCGTGTCCGAGGTCGGCGGCCACATGCACCTGCGTGACGAGAGCCCCGAGCCAGCCCCGGCGGCCGGATCGAGCGCAGAGCCCGTGACCAGCGCAAACACAGCTGGCCCGGCTGATATGCCGCCCGGCGGCCCGAGCCCGGCCGACGCTGCGCCGCAGCCCGCAGTCCCGGCGGCCCCGCAGGACGACGACGGCCCGACCGTGCTGACGCCGTGGCAGATGACCGACATGGGCAACGCCGACCGGCTCGTCGCTCGCCACGCCAACAGGGTGCGGTTCTGCCCCGATATGGGCCGCTGGCTGCAGTGGGACGGCGCGCGGTGGGAGCTGCGGCCCGAGGACACCCCGGCCTACCAGGCGGCGCGGGAGACGATCGAGAGCATCCGGCCGGGAGACAGCGAGGCCGTGGCGCGGTGGAAGCACAAGAGCCTGGCGCAGGCCCGGCAGCAGGCGATGGTGGCGCTGGCGCGCCGCAATCCCGGCCTGCAGGTGAGCGTCGACGCCCTCGACGGCGACCCGCTCAAGCTGAACACACCGGACGGTGTCGTTGACCTCCGCACCGGCGAGCTGCTCGGCCCTGATCCCGGCGGCTGGCACACCAAGACGACCGGCGTCGGCTACGCGCCGGGAGCTGTCGCGCCGCGCTGGTCGCGGTTCCTGCAGGACACGTTCGGCGAGGGCAACGTCGCGTTGACCGCGTACATGCAGGAGCTGGCCGGGCTGGCCGCGATCGGCGAGGTGCGCGAGCATGTGCTGCCGTTCTTGTACGGCAGCGGCGCGAACGGCAAGAGCGTGATGCTCGACGTGTTCGCTCAGGTGCTCGGCGACTACGCGATCACGGCACCGGCGACGTTCCTGCTTGCTGGGCGGGCCGAGAAGCACGAGACCGAGATTGCTCGGCTGCGCGGCGCGCGGCTCGTCGTGTGTTCGGAGATCAACGCCGATAGCACGTTCGACGAGGCCCGCATGAAGATGCTCACCGGCGGCGACAAGCTCACCGGCCGGTTCATGCGTCAGGACCATTTCGACTTTCGGCCGTCGCATCTGTTGATGCTCGCGGGGAACTATCAGCCCGAGGTGGCGTCGGGCGGCGACTCGTTCTGGCGTCGTATGCGGCTCGTGCCGTTCACGCGCACGGTGCCCGCTGACCGCCGGGTGGAGGGTCTGGCGCAGCAGCTCGTGGACGAGGAAGGCCCGGCGATCTTGGCGTGGATCGTGTCAGGCGCGGTGCGTGTCCTGGCGCACGGCTTGTCGAGTCCTGACGAGGTGACCGAGGCGACGAGCGAGTACGCCGAGCAGGAGGACGCGCTGGCGCGGTTCCTCGATGAGTGCTGCGAGCGGCTGTCGGTGCCTGCCGGGAGGGATACCACCGGGGAGGTTGCTAAGGCTTATGCGCTGTGGGCGCGGCGCAATGGTGAGCCTGACCTCGGTGGCCGCCAGCTCGGTAAGCAGCTCAAGGCCCGGTTCGGGATTGTCAGCTCGAAGCACAACGGTGAGCGCGTCTATCGGACGCTGCGGCTCAAGGATGCTTGGCGGCCGTATTCGCTCGCCAGCCACGCCGCGCAGCAAAGTCCGGCAAATGTCCCTAGTGATTGGCAGGCGTAGGGACATGAAGGGACATGTAAGGGACATGTGTAGGGACATGAAAAACGTGCCTCTACCTGCGAAAGGGACATTTAGGGACGTTTTTTGCGTACATATGACGGAATCTAGTTTTCTGCGGCGTTTGCCCTGGTCGCGTGTTCGTCGGACGCATTTTCACGGGGATATGCAAACTCATGTCCCTAATGTCCCTACCTTGTCCCTCAGCAAATTTTGGGGCCTCGATGGCTCGTAAGAAGGTTGAGCGTCGGGTGCTGACGGCCGACGACTTTCTGATTGACACGGAGATGAAGCCGAGCCGCTGTAAGCGGTGCGGCGGCCAGGTGCTCGCGGGCTATGTCAACGGCACGATGACGGCGCTCGATCCGGCGCATCTGTCGCAGCTCGGCGAGGCGACGGCTTTGCTGGCGGGTTTGCGCACGTACTCGATTGATGAGTCGTCAACCCGGCGGCCGCGCCGGGCTTACCCGCGCTGGACGGTGCATATCCGCAAGGGTTTGCCCGAGAACCGGCACGTGTTCACGACGCATCGCTGTGGCTTTGTGTGGCCGCCTGCGCTTCTGGATGACCGGGGTGATCTGCGCGCCCGGCTGTATCCGCCAACACCGGATGAGTGCCCGTTTTGAGGGAGGTCGACGTGGCTGAGGTTGTGTGTAAGGACTGCATCGCCGAGGGGATCACGACGGTGCGTAAACCGGCGCTGGACGACAACGGCGATCCGGTGCCGGGGAAGCGGTGCGTGACGCATTGGCGCGCGGTGAGGAAGGCCCGGCGGCAGCGCGCGCACGAGCGCCACGTCGAGCGGCAGTTCAGTCTCACACCGGAGCAGTACCAGGCGCTGTATGAGGCGCAGGGCGGCCGCTGCTTCATCTGCCAGCACGCCAGGGGCGCGAGCAAGAAGTTGGCTGTGGATCACGAGCACAACCGGCCGGGTTGCGATCACGCGCCCGAGGTTGGTTGTCCCGAGTGTGTGCGCTGCCTGGCCTGCACGACGTGTAACCGCATCGTGTTGGGGCGGTACAGCGTCGAGGCGCTGGCGAGGGCGATCGTCGCGCTGACCAATCCGCCGGCACGGAAGGTGCTGGCGCAACACCAGGGGGTAGTGCAGGGATGACCGACGAGTTGGCGCTCACGGATGACGAGCGGGCGGCGCTCGGCGCGATCAATGCCCGGCGGCGCTCGGAGACCGATCAGCCGGTCGGGACGATCGTGCGGCACAAGCGCACCGGGCAGCTCGCCGAGGTCGTCGAGGATCAGGGCGTGCGCCGGTTCCGGCCGCTGCAGCGCGCGCCGCTCATGCTGCGCAATTTCGGGCCGTACCGCCGGGTGCAGCTCGTCAAGTAGGGGATCGGGAGAGAGGAGCGCCGGATGGCGACGGAGTGCAAGAGCTGCGGTGGCCGCGCCGAGCTGGTCGTGTGCTGGAAGTGCGCGAAGCGGTTGCGCCGGTTGCTGGTTGGGCAGAACGACGAGCCGGGTTTGGACTGGTTCGCGCAGCGCCTGGCTGAGCAGGCTTACGGGCAGGCGAAGATGGGCCGGCCTGGCCGGTCGGCGTCGGGTGGCCCGGCACCGTTGCCGTTGAATCAGCGCGCGGCTGAGCTGCTGGCTGAGGTGACCAGGGCGACGGCGTCGTGGGCCGGTGAGGTGCTCGGTGTGGATGGCCGGGCTCCGTTCTCTCCGGCGGCTTACTGTCATGCGATCGCGCGGGACGTGGCCGCGTTGATGGCTGTCGAGGCTGCGCCGCGCATGATTGTCGACGCTGACAGGTTCAACCGGCAGGCGTCGCGGGTGATTAACCGGCCGCCCGACATGTATTGCGGCCCTTGCCCGAATGAGCTGGACGACGGCGAGCGGTGCGGCATGGATTTGCGCGCGGAGGCTGACGAGCGGATGGTGCAGTGCCGCCGTTGCCGCGCGGTGTTCGATGTGGAGCTGCTGCGTGAGCGGCTGCTGCGGCACGTCGACGATGAGCCTAAGAGCGCGGCTGATCTGTTGCGGCTGTTCCGTTGGTTGGGTGTGAACGTGCCGCGTTCGACGTTCTACTACCGCGTGAATCGTGTACCGCCGCGCATGTTTCTGCATAAGGACGGGACGCGGAATTTGCGCCGCCAGGAGGGCTCGACGCCGCTGTATGCGTACAGCGATGTGCGGGCGGCGATCGCGTGCGATGACGACGAGGACCAGGCCGACGCTGATCGGCCGCGCAAGCGCCGGCGTGCCCGGCGGCAACACCAGGAGGTAGCGGGGTGATGGAGCAGCTCGTGGATGAGGCGCAGAAGGCTTATGCGCGTGAGTTGTTCGAGCGTGCGGTGAGGAACAAGAGGGCTGTCGCGTGGTGGCGTGGCGCGCCGATTACGGATGGGGAGGCGGCCGCTCAGGTTGTGACCGAGGTCGTGGCCGAGCGGCGGCGTGCGTTGGCGTTGGCGTTGCCCGAGGGGAAGGTGTACCCGTGAGCTTGGTTCGTTTCCTCGATGGGCCGCTATCGGGCGAGTTGCTTGATGTGCCCGACACGTTGGGCCGTTTCGTCGTCGAGTGCCTGGTCGTCGACAAGCCGGTTGAGTTGTCTGATTGTGACGAGTTGCTGACTGAGCGTGTCGAGTATCGGCTGATGCGTAACCCGTATCCCGACGATGTGGAGCGCGCTGGGGCGGTTGGTGAGAAGGTCGGCGAGAAGTGTCGCGTGATTCTCACGTCGACGGCTGAGCGTGACGAGCTGGGCGGCGAGAAGCACGCCGAGTATCTGTGGCGTATGGCGTCGGAGCAGCTCGACCGGCTGTGCGCGGCTGAGGGTTTGGCGGCTGCGTGCAAGCGGAAGCTGTGGGCGGGCTCGCGCGAGGATGCGCTGGCGACCGAGTGGGAGTTGGTGGTTCCGCAGTGGGCGGCAGAGGTGACGTTTCATGTGTGGGAAGCGGTGGGGGCTGCGCCGGATGGTTGGCGGCCGTTGCTGTAGCGGAGGGCGATTCAGCCGGTCGTGTTGACAGCCCTACACAATGGTGTAGGGTGCCCTACATGACCGACACGCACATGACTCAAGCCGAGGCCCGCCGTATCGCTACCGAGCTGATCCGCAAGCACGGATTGACCGGGTGGACGGTGACGTTTGACAATGCGCGACGCCGCGCCGGGCAGTGCTGCTACACGACGCGAACGATCAGCCTGTCGAAACCGCTGATGGCGCAGCGCACCTACGCCGAGACGATGAACACCATTACGCACGAGCTGGCGCACGCGCTGGTCGGCCCCGACCACGGGCATGATGCCGTGTGGGCGCGCAAGCACCGCGAGCTGGGCGGCGACGGGAAGCGTTGCTTTGAGCACTTCGACCACACCGCGCCGTGGGTGGGTACGTGCGGGCACGGCAAGCAGTTCGCGCGCTACCGGCGGCCGAAGAATCTGCACGGCTGGCGCTGCAAGTGCACCAAGGCGGGCAGTCCGGTCACGTGGGCGCGCAACGATCGCCGCTCGGCCCGGCCCGCGCCGACGCCGAAGCCGGTTACCCGCCCGGCGGCGCAGCGGTCGACGATCGACTGGTCGCGGCCGATGCCGAGAGGTCAGCAGCTCGGCCTGTTCTGACCGCCAGGTAGCCAACTTCTGAGGGGAAGGAGACCACCGTGACCGATACGTCTGCTGTCAACGCGCTGCTGAGCGCGAAGCTAAGGCCGCAGAGCACCGCCGAGCTGGCCCCGTTCGGCGTCTACGCGCACGGCGGCGGCCGTGGTAAGCCGGTCGTCGTGACGGCCGTTTACAGCACGCCGGCACGTGCGTACGCGCGGCTGGCTGACGCTGCGCTGCTGCTGTCGGCCGCCGGGTACGTCGTCGACGATGCGCGCGGCCCGAGCGTACTGGTGTCGTGGCCGCAGGACGCGGCCGACGGGCTGGCCGAGAAGCGCATCGAATCGTTCTACCGCTGGCAGGCGCTGCAGATGCGCGCCGATGAGGCCCGCGCCGAGTACGAGCGTCTCGACGCGCTGCAGGAGGGTCTGGCGTGACCGGGCCGTACACGCTGCGGGTGACTGGCCGCACCGCTGCTGATGTGCCGTGGCTTGTCGAGGCTGATCGGGCCGGGGCGCGGCTGATGTTCGGCCGCTGGCGCGTTGAGGCGGGTTTTCGGCCCGGTGGCTGGCGGTTGTCCATCACTGAGGCTGAGCCCGCGTGAGCTGCGCCCCGTCGACACCGGCGGGGCGTTTCCGTGTTGACACATCTACACACTCGTGTAGAGTGCTCTACAGATCGACCGCAACGAGGAAGGAGTCCCGAATGATCGAGTGCATGGAAATCAGCCCGCGCGGGTTCGCCTGCACGCGACCGGCCGACCACGGCGGCAAGTTCCACGTGGCGCATACTGACGAGGTGCGCGACGGCCGCCGGGTCGTCGTCGACCGCTGGCTGATCGACGGGGAGGCGTGACCGTGGCGAAGTGCAAGAAGTGCGGCCGCGACGGGCTGGAATGGCTGCAGAACAAGGCCGGGCGCTACTACCTGGCTGATCGGTTCTACGGTGCGCGCGGCAGCTCGTGGACGATGCCGCACTTCAAGCAGTGCCGACCGCCCGAGCCCGAGCCTGAGCCGCGCCAGGTGGTTCTGACGATCACCCCGGCGGCTGGCGGCGATCCGGTCGTCGTGTCCGCTCACGGTGACGGTTTCGAGGCCGTTCACGCGCTGTGGGTGTTCGCCGTGGATCGCGGGTTGGAGATCGGCGATCACTGGGAGCTGATCGGGCCGGATGGCGCGATCGCGTACGAGGTCACGATCAAGTAGCCGAGCTGCACCACGGAGCGCCCCGAGCCGACCTGGCCGGGGCGTTTCCGTGTTGACTGACCTACACGATCGTGTAGAGTGCCCTACATGACCGAGATCGCAGCCACCGAAACCGCCCTCGTGTTCACCAAGGGCACCAGCAGCAAGACCGGCGTGACCATCTACCGCGCGGCCGGCGTGGCCTACAGCTTCCGGCTGTTCCAGCTCGACGGCGTCTGGTACCTCAAGGCGACGCCGCTCGGCCAGATTCTCGGCGTTGAGCTGCGTTTCGACACGATGCGCGACGCGCGCCTGGCGGCCGCCCGCATCGACGACGCCGAGGTCGTCGAGGACCAGGACGGCGGCGAAACCACACGCATCGCACTACCCGCAACCTTGCTCTGGACCCCAGGAGACAACGAATGAGCGACATCGACCCCGAGGGCTTCACCCGCTATGGCGGCGACTGCATCTGCGGGCCGGTCTACACCTATGCCGGTATTCCGGAGCCGGGAGGTTTCGCACCGGACTGTCCGATGCACAGCGACACCCCAGGAGACACCTGGCTGAGGCGTGTTGACACGTCTACACGCGCGTGTAGACTGCCCTACATACCGACCACCACCGAGGGATAGGAGCCCCGTATGAACACCACCGCCACCTGGACCAAGGACGAGGCCAAGGCCGCCGACGCCAAGCTGGCCGAGCTGACCGAGGCCCGCTACGCCGCTGGCGCGCGCTACGATCGCGCGCTCGACGCGATGCACCACGAGGCTGGCGACAAGAAGCGCTGGCTGAGCCGCAGCGTGTCGGTCTGGGGGATGAGCACCGACGAGGCCCGCGAGAAGGCGCTCGACGTGGCCGCCGGATCGGAGGACAAGCCGTGGCTGCGCGAACCGGCCCGCAAGGCCGTCGAGGCGTTCGACCAGGCGGCCGCCGAGCTGCGCGCCGCGCAGGATGCGATCAACGAGCACGAGGCCGCCAACTACAAGGGCTGGCCGCGATTCTTCCTCGTGCCCGATGGCCACATTCACCGCTGGACCGGCTGCAGCTCGCTACGTCCGACGACGCGGATCGGCTGGCTGCCCGAGCTGTCGGGTGAGACCGAGGCCGAGGCTGTCGAGGCGCACGGCGCGATGCTCTGCACGAAGTGCTTCCCGAGCGCCCCGGTCGAGTGGACGCGCGGCAAGGCCCCGGCGGCCGACCAGTGCCCCGGCAGCGGCACGTGGGACTACCCGCGCGAGACCGCCCGCATGGGCTACGCCGCAGGCAATTACGGCGTGTGCTCGCACTGCGGCGAGCGGGTGACGATCACCAGCACCGGCAAGATGCGGAAGCACAAGACGAAGTGAGCCGCCCCGCGAGCGCCCCGTCGACACCGGCGGGGCGTTTCCGTTTCCGTGTTGACAGCCCTACACACCAATGTAGACTGCCCTACATGAGCAACACGACGATCACCTACCAGGGCCGCAAGTTCGAGCTGTCGACCTACGTCGACCCGTACCCCGGCAAGAATGACTGGGATCGCATCTACTACAACGACGTGTGCTGCCGCTGCGGCGGTTCCGGCGTCTACCGCTGGTGGACCTCGGTCGGCCAGGCCTCCGGCACCTGCTTCGGCTGCTTCGGCACCGGCAAGGTCGAGCGCAGCAACGCGGTGTCGACGCTGCGCCGCCAGGCCAAAGAGGACGCGCTGTGGCGCGAGTACGGCGATCAGCTCCGCGCCGAGATGCAGGCCGCCGCCGAGGCCGCCGAGGCCGATCGCCAGCGCCGCGAGTGGGAGGAAGCCTGGGAGGAAGCCCACCGCGAGCAGGCCCGCCGCGCCGCCCTCAACAACGAGGTCGTCGGCGAGGTCGGCGAGCGCGTGCGCAATATCGAGGCCACGGTGCAGGTCTCGACCTCGTTCGAGCGCGCCAGCTTCACCGGTTGCGGCACCGAGACCGTGATGCTGGTCATCTTCAAGCTCGACGACGGCCGCGTTATCAAGAGCACCGGCACCGGCCTGAACCTGTACGGGCTCGATCGCGGCGACCGCGTCAAGCTGACCGGCACCGTGAAGGGTTACGGCGAGTACAAGGGCCAGCGCCAGACGATCCTGCAGCGCGTCAAGGTCGAGGTCGTCGAGGCCGCCAATCCCGGCGACTGAGGCCGCCAGGCCGCCGCGAGCGCCCCGCCGAGCTGGCGGGGCGTTTCTGCGTTTGCGTTCGATCGTGTGGTATGGGCGCGCTGTTAGACTGGTCAACGCAGTAGCACAACTATGTCCAAAAGCGCCCCGAGCCGATCTGGCCGGGGCGTTTCGCGTGGAAGGCCCAACATGCCCGACGAGACCACCCCGGCGGCCGACGACGCCGAGCTGATCGACGACGAGGGCCAGGCCGCCAGCGACGCGGTCGACGAGGCCCTGGCGATCCTGCCGAGCCCGTTCGACCAGAAACCGGCCGTAGAGCCGCCCAGCGGCTCTGTAGACAGCTCTGCACGGCTGCCCGAGGTGTTTGTACCGGCGAAGCCGTTCGACGCGCCTACGGACAAATACGAGCCGTTCCATTGGGGCGAGCGCGACACGACCGGAGAGAAGCGCCCCGAGGACCACGTACGGGCCAAATACGAGCCACTGCGCTGGTGAATCGTGGCCGGCCGCAACACAGCTCGGCGCGATCGTCACCGGCGCATCATTGCTAAGGATGAACCACCCTGCCACGTCTGCGGCGAGCCGATCGACTACCAAGCACACCACCTAGACCCGCTCAGCTTCACGATCGACCACATCACCCCCCTGGCGCTCGGCGGCGAGGACACGCTCGACAACCTCGGCCCGGCACACCGCAAGTGCAACCGGGACAAGTCAGACAAGCCGCCCACGTGGCGGACCGGCGTTATGTTTGTGACTGAGAGACGGTGGAGTGCGTAGTGATCGAGGTCGACGGCATCAAGACGTTCAGCAACAAGCAGGCGCTCGACGCGCTCGCCGAGCTGGCCGCTGCTGTGCCAGCCGACCAGGCGATCGTCGAGGTCGGCGTCTATCGCGGCGGCTCGCTGCGCACGATCGCGCTGCGCGCCAGCGCGCACGTCTACGGCGTCGACACATGGGGACTTGACGGCGCGTACGCCAGCGGCTCCGAGAGCGCCGCGAACTACGGCATCGACAACATGATGATCGCTCAGCGCGCCGTAGCCGAGCTGCCGCACGTGACGCTCGTGCGGGCGTTCAGTGCTGACGCCGCCCACGACTACGACGGCCCGACGATCGGGCTGCTGTACGTCGACGGGGAGCACACCTACGACGCCGTGCTGACCGACTTCCACGCATGGCGGCCCTACCTCGCACCCGAGGCTGTCGTCGCGTTCGACGACTACCGCGCCAGCCACCGCGCCGTCGTCGACGCAGTGCGGCGGCTCGTGCGCGACGGGCACCTCACCGCGCCGAGCGTGGCCGGCGGCCGCCTGGCCGTTTGCCAGCGCGCCCAGCGCGACCTGGGGGAGTAGCCCCCCGGCGGCGCGCCGCCTCTCGCGGCCAT